TCCTTATACCCACTGTTCTTTAGTCTCTCTCTGTATTTTGGTGATTGTATATAATCTATAGTCCATTGCTGTTCATCTGATACCTTTTTTCCTCCTACTTGGAATTGAAATTGGCTTTGACTCTGTGCTTGTTCTGCGGCTATTTGTTGGTATTCTGGTAAAGCTATACCTGGCATTTGGTAGTATGATTGATCAATGCCTGGATCTTGTTGTTGTTCTTGTTGCTGCTGTTGTGAAGCTTGTATTTCAGCTAGGAAATCTTTTTCGTTTTGTTTTTGTAAAAGTTCCTCTTTTGCTGCTTGGGCTTCTGTGTTTTTAGCAGATTCTTGGTATTCTGGAGCTGTTGTGTATTCTCCTGTATTTGTGTTTAAGTTTACATTTGTATTTACACCATAGTCTGGCATATCATATCCTTGAAATCTTGCTCCTCCTAAATTACCTTGGTCTGAAGTACTAACCCCCATAGAACCAAGAATGCTTTTTAGTTTTTGTCCGTATTGATCATCTGTTGCATAACCTTCTCCAGATCTTGTTTTTGGGTTGTATCTCCAAATACTGCTTATTGCTTCGTCTACAGTGTTTGCATTTTTATATTTACTACCCCATTTTTTTATCCTATCATCTACTGCTTCATCTAATGTATTATAATCTCTAAACTTTGCCTTTGTTCTATAGGAAGACCCCCCAGAAACCTCTGTGGTTGATTTTAAAGAACCTTGTTGGCTACTTGAAGCCTTTTGTCCAAAGTAATTATATTTTCCAGCAGGGCTTTTAAACCAGCCTGTCTCTAACGCAGCTTGTGCTACAGTTAGCTCTGGATATCTATCCCCTCTATTTTTAGCTGTATTGTATAGTTGTTGTGCTTTTACCCACTGCTGATCACTAACATTACCCGGCCTAGTTATATTGTCTGCCATATTGTAAAAAAGTTATGCCCCCTAATTGTATTAAGGGGCAAAATTAAGAAAATTTATTGAATTTACAAAATTAGTTAAATTTCTGACTCATTAATAGTGAACTTTAAAGCTAAGCTATATCTACTATCTTTGTCGTAAGTAAGTCTATTTAAAAACCAGTCTCCTACCATTCTTTCTAGTAAAGCTTTTCCTTTAAAACTAACTGATGTTGTGTTTACAAATTTTTCTATTTGATTCTTATCTTGTAATAAAAATGGTATATTGCTAGTATTGCTTTTTACCCTGTTATAGAAATAATCATAGTTCCATTTAAAACCATCTGGGTTAGTTATCATAATATCCTGAGTATTGTTTATATTAGTCTTAGGATAGTTCTTAGAGTTAGCTGTTTTTGTTTTCTCCGGTATTAAGTTTAGATTACCTGAACATACTATATTATTGTAGATCATAGACTTATTAAATGTTAATCCTATACTAGTAGCATAGTCATAATCATTGTGGTACCTTTTAGCCTCTGTCCATATTTGGACATTGTTTAAAGTCTTAGTTGCAAACTCTTCTTTTATAGGGTATTCTATCATAAAAGGTTGTTTTTTACCGTAGAATACTTGATAAGATTTGTTTGTAAGTAAGTGTGACCATAAACCAAATTCAGATACATCTGATGAATCATTTATACCGGTTTGGAAATAGTTGTTGTGGCTAATGTAATAGTTAGGCTTAAAGCTGTAAAAACTCATCCAAGAACCAAGTACAGGCGAGAAAGCCACAGTCCAAGAAACATCTTCAAAGTTTTCAGGCGTTATCTCTATTGGTACAATTGAATTAGTTACTATTACAGGCACTGTTTCTACACAGTTGCAATGAGCATTGCCATCAGGATGTACAACTAATGCACATCCTGGTGGACACTCTATTTCACTTAACACTGTTGTTTTTGTACATATTACTATACCGTCTACTGTAGACATTACATAATCTTCACTTGGACAATTACAATTCATTTTTATATTTTTTTATTACTATACTATTTGACCAGTACAGACATTTATTGTTATAGAATTACCGTTTGGACAATTGTTATATATTGGTGTTGTACTTCCCCCTACATAAATTTTCATATTCGCTGCACTTGTATGACATGCACCGGTTACTCCACCATAATTATTCCATCCAGTTGTTTGATCACAATTTAGTGAGAAAGATACATCACCAGTTGTAGTTGTAGCTAATAATGCTGTAACTTGTGTAGGTGTAAGTGTAAACCTGTTATATCTATTTCCATTACTTCCAGGCAATCCTGTAGCTGGGTTTATATTTAAGTTTGGTACACTTCCTGCATCACCCATGTCAGATGGTCCTCCAGTGTTAGACAAATATGCAAACCCTAAGTCTACACCATTTGCAATAAGTTTAAATGTAGCATGGCTACAAGAGTGTCCTGAACATCCTCCATCAAGTGTTTCCACATCTATCATAAAGCTATTTAAACAAGCTGTTATAGGTGGTGTTACTTCTACTATAAAGGTTGTTACATTTGTACATCCATTAGGTGCAGTAGCTGTTATAGTATACGTTGCTGAACCTGCTTCTGTAGCAGATATTGTATCTGTTATTGAGTTACCTGTACCTGCTGTAGCTCCTGTTATACCTGTTGTTTGTGAGACAGTCCATGAGAATGTTGTTCCAGACAAACTGCTGCTTATCGCTATATTAGTTGTATCTCCACTTTCTATTCCTTGTGGGGAAGTAGGTGTAACTATTATGTTTGGTTGTGCATTCACTGTAACTATTACTTGTACAGGTACTCCTTGACATCCGCTAACTATTTCAAAAGGTGTTACTGTATATGTTACAGTACCTGCTCCTGATAATGTTTGTGCTATTGCTAGGCCTGATCCAGATGATGCTCCTGTTACTCCAGAAGCTGAAGCTGTCCATGAGAAACTTACTCCTGGTTCTGTGCTTGTAAGTGCTACGCTTGTAGTATCTCCACTACATATTGTTTGAGGACTTACCTCTACATTTGCTGCACATATACACTCTGCTTCTACAGTCTCTATTAATACACATGTCTTATTTTCTGAATCATATTCCCATCCGTCTGGACAAAGGTTAACAGTTTCAGAATTTCTCTGACAAACATTCCCGACTAATGTATAACCTGCTGGGCAAGAGATTGTTGCTGGTTCACCATTACAAACAGTGTCGTCTATTACAAAACCTTGACCTTCAATATATTGTATACAATCATTTTTAGGTATGTAGTCTTTCTTAGTCAAGAACACTCTTCTATATCTACTATCCCAACCCATTGTAAGACCAACTCCGTTATAAGGGTTGTCTATATCTACATTAGGTAAGTGGTTTAGTATCTTAAATGGTAAGTGCTCTTTAAACCAGTTTCTCATTCCACTTTGTTTGTCACCTGCCATAGAAGATATTTCTACCATACCTTCTCCATTAGATGGTACCATTAATACCTGTCCTCTCTGTGCATCCGCATAGAAATGTCCGTACTCATTAGATATAAACGTAGCATTTTGTGTACCACCATATCCTAATCTAGTGTTATGGAAAGATGTAGATCTTCTTTGAAAGAAAGAGTTACCCCCCAATAAAGAAAGTGTAGGGTTTGACCCGTCATCTACTTTACTATCTACTTTGTTGTATAGTACTGCTGTATTTGCAAATCTAGCAAGTATTGCTTGTCCTTCTATATCAATGATATCTTTTAGTTTACCATAGTTTGAAGGAAATTCAAAAATATCTAATGGTCTATATATTAACCAAGGATCGTATAGAGAATTCTCAGTACTATCCGGTAAACTTGCAATAATACCATTTGGCATATCTTGTGTACACTCGTTAAAAGCTCTTTCGTAAGTGTCTGACAATGTTCTTCTTCTAGTAAGCGATATCTGTTTTGAGTACTCTGTGTTGTACAAAAATACATTAGGCTCTCTAATAGATACTGACTCTTCTTGTGTCCATGCTCCTAAGTCTCCTACTAGTGGGTAAAAGTTTCTATTTAGTTCTTTTCCTCCGTATCTGTAGTTTGTGTTTATTCTAGTCTCTGCTAAAAAGTTTGTTATACCATAGTAGTATAAGTAGAACTTTGAAGGTGGTACTATATAGTTACCTGAGTCTGCAAGGTTGTCAAACACATAATCACTAACAATATCTGGGAAAGCTTTTCCACCGCTTGAGAAATCTTTGTTTTGCTCATAGCTACAATAGAATTTAGGATTTTTACCTATGTTACTATAAAAGAAATAGTTATAAGGTGTTAAATCTGCTTGTTTCATTGCAGTTACTAAAAACAACGGCATCTTTCTTTTAAGAGTATGTCTAGATATATAAGTATCTCCTCCAAAAATAGATAGACATCCTGTAGAGGCATTTCTTAAATCTCCTCTAAAACCTGTAGATAACCATTTGATAGAACTTATTGTACCGTACTGTGTAGGCAAATAGTTTTTTATAGCTGCATAAGGAGAAGCAATATTCTTTACCACTTCTGGGCTACGACCAATAGTATTATATCCTGCTTGTGATTGGTACGTTATACTAGCATCTGATCCTTTGTCATAAGTTTTGTAACCACTGTTTGGGTAAGATATTGGCATGTCTCCAAAAGATACTAGTACAGAGTTTTCTCTATCAATGTTATTGATATTTAATCGCTCTCCTGTAACTTCATTTGTAGTTACAAATCTACCATCCTTTAGGTATTTAGTTACATGTAATCCTCTTATCTTATTACCTACTTCTTGTGAATTTTGTATGTAGTTGTAGAATCCATCTGCATAGTAGTAGTAAGCAAAATTATGTGGGCTTCCAAAATCTCTAAATATTTTTAACCATTCATATCTATATTGTCCAAATTTGAACACTATAGCTGTGGCTGTTTCAAGAATAGCTGCTGCTATAGTTGCTGCTGTTGCTATAGCTCCTCCAACTATATTTTGAGTAGCTCCACCACCATTTGTCATTCCACCAAAAGCCCACCAACCAAAAGCATAACTTCCAGATCCTGCTGCTGCTATTTCTGCAGTTTTTATTACCGCCTCTGCTGTAACTTGTAGTCCTGCAAGTACATCTGCAAGGTTTCTTGCTTTATCTGATAAGATAACCCACTTAGGGTGTCCTTGTACTTCATCAAAGTGCCCTCTAGAATTACCAAACATGTAACCTTGAATACTTAATTCTGAAGGTAGTCCTTGTCTGTAGTAATCTGTTTCTGGTGAATGAAATGTGTAGTTTCTATTTGATTGTCCAAATGTAACACCATTTTCTGAAGATAAGTCTTCATCTAGGTTCATTACATCATTCTGGTAACTATTAAAAGGGTAGTTAGGGTAGTACACTGTTTTAGTGTTGTTCTCCTTGTACTTTCTCATATCGTATAACAACCCTGAGGCTACTACACTTCTATCTAGAGAGATATCCCCTCTAAATATTTCGTATCCAGATATCTTATTTCTATCCTCTTGTGTAAGCAAGCCATTAAACACTGCTATATCTAAGAATGAATTTATTAGTTCTTCATTTATAGTTATACCTAGTGGATAAATAATACTACTACCAAATGGACTCTGTTGAGCATTTGACATAAAAGGTACTAATTGATTATCTGGAAACTTAAAGTGTCTTATATTGGCACAAGTAAAGTTTGCATTATCATTTAGTATGTATTTACCATTAGCTATACTTTTTACAAAAGCGTCCTCAAACTCACTTCTTAAATCAACTGGTATAAAGTTTTGAGGTATTGATAAACTTCTTGAGTCATACAACTCAGGATTGTCTGGATAAGTTTCTTCACTTTCCCAGTACGCAAAATTACCTTTTTTAAATGGTATTGCTTTACAACTTTGTACTATTGGTTGATTAAAGTTACAAGTTGCTTGGTATACTAATTTTTTATCTATTCTTATAGCGTCCCAAGATACATCTATTCTGCTAAACTCTATATCTCTTTTTGTAACTGTGTAGCAACTCTTTGTTGGGGTAACTAGGTATACAGTTTCTAGTGTTGTAATAAGCATGTCTGGATCTGTATCTATAGATCTAGTTGTGATAGGTGCATCTACTACTACAAAGTATTTTTTATTTGAAGGCCAGCCATTAGGTATAGGTGGTATAGCTGTGCCTGATGAATCTTTTATTTTTAAAGTTGTTCCGTCTTTTTCAAAAAGCAACATCTCCCCAGAAGATAGATCTACTATCTTTGAGTATATAGCTGTTGCATCTGAGCAACTTTTGAATATAGAAACCCTTACTTGTGACCCTGAATTTAAGTCGTCTGTATATGCTGTAACTTTTTGTTTACTTATGTCAACTATAAACTTACTTTTACCTTCAGTATCCCCCTTAAACCATAGCCCACCTTTGTGTATCTTATTTAAGAAGTTTCCAGATATACCAGAAGCTGCAGGTGTTTTACTAGTCAGTAAGGAGTTTTGTGAAGATGCTACATAATAATTATTAACTGCTCCTAAATTTAGATTATCTGAAGTATTTGTATAGTTAACTATCTCTGTTGCATATGCACAATCTTCATTTTCAAAATCTGAATCCCTTACATATACAGTTAGTGGTTGATCTTGCTGTCCTGGCTGATAGCCCAATATGTTGTTTGGATCCTGTGCCGGTTGAGTTGAGTCGTTATTTGGGTATACATTACAATTTTTTGGTGCTCTAGCCACTACGTAGTTTGAAGGGAATATTTTCTCTATTTTCTCTGTTACTTCATTGGTTATATCTCCTATAACTATTTCTGGAACAACTGTAATATCGCTGCAATCCATATCTAAAAACGGATCAATGTCGCACTCTACAGCAGAGTAATCTGCTCCTAAAGCTGCACATATGTCTGTACCTATAAATTCTGATGGACAATTGCCTTTATTATCTTCTATGTATTGAGCTAAGTCTATATAGTCTTCGTTATCAAGTTCGATGCTTATCGTACCTGATGCTACTGTTTCTACCTCTTCTACAATGCAAGTTTTTGTAATAGGTTCCGTAACTACTACTGTTTCTATACTATCATTTCCTTCGCATACAGTACTATCATCCAAAAAGGCTGTGTTATAAAACTGCCATCTTTTGTTTCTATTTACTGTATTACACTCTTGCTTGTTTTTTATTATAGATTCTATATCATCGTTTATGCCGACTCCAGCTTCATTTACTACTAGCTCGTCTTCAAACAATAACATTTTTCTGCTTATCAATGGAAATATAGATGTCTCATATCCACCATCTAATAAAAATCGTATTGAAAATGGTACTACTTCATCTCTATTATAACCTAAGAATTTAGAGCTTAGTACTCCATTTTCATATAGGCTTTCTGGTGCAATGTGTGTTTGCCATTGCATAAACTCACCAAGTAAGTTCATTACTGGTTGTAAGTTTATCTCTTTCTTTTGAGTTATACCGTATTGAAACAGTATATTATTTGATGCTGTAAGTCCTTCTGATCTTTCTACATTTAGTTGGTCTATGAGTAGTTTATCAAAGCTTGTAGCTAATTTATTTTGCTCAGTAGTATAAACTACAGTGTTGTCATTAATTGTGTGTATCCCCTCTATGAAGTATCTAGAAGCCCCCTCAATGTCAGCTGTCTGTATTACAGCAACTTTATAGTGAGAGTACTTTTTATCTAATCCTGATACAACAAGTCTTATAGCTAAGTTCGTTCTGTCAGCTAAGTTCTTTTGCTCTAGTATTCTATTGTTTTTATCAAATATCGCTATTGGGTTTGTTATAGAATAGTATGGGGATATTTCATTACCTGCTGCATCTGAGTAAGCTATCAAGAACTCGTACATACCCATAGGTAATCTACCACCTAACTCTATAGTAGCTGGTTCAATTTTAGGTATGTTAAAAAGTTTGAAGATTCTTAGTTCATCATAGTTTATACAAGGGGTTGTAACATTGTCGTTACAAGGTACGTTTTGGTCATGGTACTTACCGTCTAATAAATCTGTGATGTTTATGTGTCTTGGTACATTGTAGTCATCTGAGAAGTAGATATTTTTTCCACACTTCTCATTTTTTATAACTATCTTTTTTATTGGATGATCTACGCTAAAATTAAAGCCGGATCCTTTAACAAAAGGCATGCAGATATTTGTGGTTGGGTTTAAGTATCCATCCGCATCTGTAAGTAATGTTGTGTATGTTTGTAGTGGTAATTGAACTAAGTTCTCTAATGGCTCGGCCAACTGGTTTGCTTTATTACAGTCTTTGCAGTCAACCAGGATATCAGATATATCGTTAGTATTTTGGTTATCCTCTATAACGCCAAATTCCCCTACGCCAGTAGAGGGATTTGTTAAAAAGAAAAAAGTAGAGTTAGAATCAATGTCGTTTTCAAAACCTATAACTTTAAAACCTGCTTTAAACTTAGAAGCAAGTATGTTAGATTTCTCATTCGTTAGGTTAAAACTGTCTCCAGATTCACTTTCTATGTTAGCATTTAAGGCATGTGTATATTGAGCATCTGTTAATTGTGACGGATGAGTATCCTTCACCATTCCTGTCTTAGCAGAACTTAAATTTATTTTCTTATTCTGTTGTTGTGCCATTATGGTTTTTATTATAAATTAGGAAACATTCTTTCAAATCTATTAGTCTCTTGGATCATTTTCATCTTCAACTTATCCTGCCAATTTCTTCCTAGACCTTCAAATTTTACTTGTGTCATTGCAAGTCCAAAGTACTCTCTTTCTTGCTGTTTTATATACGTAAGTTTGTTTATTAAGTTGACATCATCGTCATTCATCCATAAACTTTCTAGTATCTTTCTTTTTACAAAGTACATAAGGTATTCCTGTAAACTTACCACATCTGGGATATAAAGATCACCGGTCTCATCTGATGGTATTGCGTTATACTGCATGTATATATACCCCTTCTTGAAGTTAGCTTGTATCTTATTACCAACTATGTTTATCTCATGTTCTGCAGAGTGTGTTAGTTGACTTTGTAAGTTTTTGCAGCCTGGGCTACAGTATTCTTTTTTTATACCTTTTGTAAGCTTTAGTATAATTGGATTAGTATATCTAAAGTTTATAACAGTATTGTTATAATATTTCTTTTCTATTATTTCTTTGTAGTCTGTCTTCTTATGTGTACCAGACAAGTTATCCCAAGTATAGGTATTCTCTATCCTTTGTGTGTAGTATTGTGAATCTTGCACGTCTTGTCTTGTGCCTTTTTCAAACTCGTGGCTATCCTGTGTGCATTTTACAGCTAAGTGTAAGCTCCAGAAGTCTTCCGGTAAATCTACTTTACCATCTTCTACCTCTAAGACTTTTTCTGTAAGAGTTGTTATGTTCGCACCAAATCTCTTAAGCTCGCTTTTTATCCATAGATTTACTGATCTATAATCAATAAGACCTGATTCATCGTACTGTCTTAAGTCGGATAGTATTTCTGCTATTAGTTGCTTTCTAGTCATTACTTATATTTTTTATTACAGGTCGTTACCTTGTTTTCTTAGTTTATTAAAAAATAGAGATGCGTTAAATGTATATTTTTTACCTGCCTTTAAGCTAATAGACAAGGCTTTCTTAACTTTCCTAGAAAAGCTATAATCAAATACCCACGGTTTAAATATGTTGTCTGTTTCGATAGGTACAAAGGCTAAGTTATATATCTTATTGTCTGTCCTTGGATTTAGCTTTATTGATCCATCAACTGGGTTGTGGGAGCTTTTATTATCCATTTCTTGTATTACCCCAAAATACCCTAGACCATCTACAAAGACTCCACCTGAAGACTCTGCTATTTTTTCACCTACTATCTCGTAAAATTTAGACACTATCTTTCCGTGCTCTATGTAATTCTCTACGTCTTCTAGGTTTGCAAGTTTAGAGTTATCTCTGTAGTATTGATAAGCTTTGTAGTCTCTTAAAGAGAAACTGCTTCCAAGATCACCAAGAGATTTCTTTCTACCCCTGCTTCTAAAAATATATCTAAAGGCTTCCTTAGTAAAAGGTTTACTAGGTGTCTTCATTCTTACTTCTCGTTATTGTTTAAATTAGGGTTTTCGTCTAATGCTACTTGTTTTTTCATAGATACTTCTTTTACAGTCTCTGATATTATTAGCTCTTCTAACTTATCTGGGACTACAAAATCATATTCCCATAGGCTTTTACATCCTGGTTCGCTGCATGCTGATGCATCATCTATTTGGTCTAGGTCTACTGTAAGTAGGTATAAGTTTACAATTTGTATTTCTGTATCTAATAAGTATAGATAGCCGTCTTTTACGTAGTAGTTTATGTAGTCTGTTCCAGAAACCCTAGCTTTATCTCTTCTATACTGTGATGGTGTAGTAGATTTAAACTCTTTTACATCGTCAACTGTTGTAACCTCTTTAAGAGTGTTACCGTATCTGCTGTAAATAAGTTTAGGTAGTTTCTTTTTTGACTTCATTATAGAGTTACACTTTCTAAACTCTATGATATCACATTTTACTGATTCTATTCTTTCTAGCTCAAAACAATCTAGTGTTGTATATAGGTTATCTTCTCTAAATAAACTCCTGTCATTAAGCTTTTGTGATATATAAAATGTTGATTTTTGTTTTCCAACATGAAGTATATATCTACGTGAAATCCTGTCATCCTTAGATAACGAATTTAGTCCATTTAGTACTCTTGATGTAAATTCTGAATTAGTCACTTTTATATGTTTTAAGGTTACAAAATTAGTAAAATTTTTTGTGTTTACCAAATTAGTTAAAGATTTTAAAAAAGAAGAGGGGCCGAAGCCCCCCCTCACCCAACAGAAAAAAGAGGAAAACCAAAAACCTCTTATCGTTATAGTACAGAAACCTTTGCGGCTTCTTGTACTTGTTGCCAGTAATACATACTAGCACTATTCTCTCTTATTTGTAAGTTATCTTTGTAAGGTAGTTTATTTATATAAGCGGCCTTGTAAAAAAGATCTTTATGATCTGGTCCAACACCTGCATTATGTAATATCCAATATTTATCAATGGACTCTAAACCATGTATGGTCCATCCAAAGTCAAGTCTAGGATCTACCTTTGTCTCATGACCACTTAGCCAAGCGTTCCAAAGTAATGACCACATGCCGGCTGTCCACTTTTGTATAGGGTAATCAGCAGGGTGTTTTTTTACATGTAATGGTTCTTGTTTGCAAAAGTATTTGTATAGTTCTACACTGTCTTTTTCTACTTTTTCCCAAAATTCATATCCCTCACCAATTATTATATACTGTGCCCCTCCTGAATTACTATTCATTAGCTTAGGTATTGTTTTATCTATACCTACTATTTCGCACATGCTTTCGTATACCTCGTTCCCTTTCTGTTGTATGTAGTCGTAGTTTATGTATGAGTTTGTATCACTCATGTACCATATTTTCTTATCTACTACCCATTGAACTTCCGGTGGTCTTGTAAAAACTATATCACTATCGTGTAAAAATAATCTCTCTTCTTTTAATTCTGGGTGAGCTTTCATGTGACTGCTCATAAGGTTGAAGTACACTGATGGTACATAGCTCTTATCTGCCCTACTATCATTATAGAAAAAGAATCTTACTGTGTTATAATGCTGTTGTAGTTTTATCCAATCTTGTGGTATGTGATTATTTTGTGTTGCACAAAGAATGTCAATTTTATTAGGGTTTACCCCATGCTTTTTGAAGTTGTTTATAAGTACTTCTACTTGCCAGGTATAATAATTGCTGGCTGGTTGTGCACATATGTATCTCATAACTATTAATTTCTTTTTATTAAATAATTATTAGTAGTGGTATTTTTACCATGCACATTCCAAATAGTTTGATCTGCATTGTCTATTTCCTTGTGAATAAGACCAGCTTTCATCCATGCCTTTCTCCAAGCTACATCTTCCCAATCATTTCCTAATTCTTTTCTTGTCAAATTAATAATTTGATCTAATGCTTTTTTAGTAAAGGCAAAAGTCATAGGCATGTGTGAGTTATCCTCTTTAGATATTCTTCCTAAGGTAGTATAACCACTCTTATTTTTTATAACTGTGAACCCATTTAACTGTGTTCCTACTTTAGAAGAGGCAATGTCTGCATCTGGGTTACTTTTAAAAAAGTCTACTAAGTTTTTTATATAATCTTTTTTATAGATATCATCGTCATCCATCTTTATGAATAAATCATAATCTTGATAATTAGGTACTGATTTTATAGTGTCCATAGCATTATAGTGAGTGAAGCAAACTTTGTGGTTTATCTGCTCTGTATAAACTACTCTTGGATCTTTTATATCATCTATCAATACATTATTAAAAACTTGTTGAAAGTCATCAATTTTAAGACTTAGTGCAAATGTAAAATCTTTATATGTTTGGTTAAGTACATCTAGTAAAGTGTATCTTAACATTGCCCCCCTCTTGAAATGTGAGGGGGTAAATATTAGTACTTTCATTTTTATTTATTTATTTATTAAATACAACCTGAGCCTTCTTGATCAAGAGTTACACTTATTGATGGATCTGTAGATAAATCTACTCCCGTAAACTCTACATAACCACTGCTTACTTGACATTGGCTATATCCTGCAGATGTTGATACTCTTACTGGAGTATCTGCTCCATGAGAAGAGAATACTACTATTGTAGAAAAAGATGTTCCGGCATATACACCTATTGCTGATGCTCCTGGTGAAAGTGGGAAAGTGCCTAGTGGTACTATAATATCTGTTCCATCTACTTGTACATTGTTCAAATATGCATTAGCACCTGGAGAATTTAAGTTATAAACACTTATGTTTCCTTGGCTTGGTGCAGCTGTTGTTGTACTAGTTGTTGTAGTTGTTGTAGTTGTAGTCTCTTCTGGACATACTCCTGTTACATTCAAGGTTGCATCACCATTAGTCACTACGGTACCGTCTAAAGCACAGAACGTTGTAGAGTCATAACCGCTTGTACCTCCTATGCTAATTGATTGAGGGTTTCCTCCACAATCTGTATAATTAGCTCCTCCATTTGTATTTGTGCCTAATAAGTACTCAAGGCATTGTGCAGGTGGAGCTGTGGTTGTTGTTGTACTAGTTGTAGTAGTCGTAGGTGCAGCTGTTGTTGTACTAGTTGTAGTAGTCGTAGGTGCAGCTGTTGTTGTACTAGTTGTAGTAGTCGTAGGTGCAGCTGTTGTTGTACTAGTCGTAGTAGTGGTTGTATTACCTGAACAAGCTATTACAAATGGATATGATGCTTGGTGAGTTATTGTTTGCTCAGTAAGAGCAATCATTGTACCTCCAAAATAATCATACAACTCTAATCTTATAGTAACTGTTCCAGATGCATTCGTCTCTGTATACTCTACTTGTGTTGGTGTATACATTGCTGTAGCTCCTGAAGATGCAACTGTAGATGCTTCTACGTAGTAACCAACAGGTGCTCCTGTTATATTAACTGGGAATATGATACCACATGTTGCATTATCATTACAATTTCCTGTTGATCTACAAATTGGTGTACCTGTTGCTATGTAAATAGAAGCTGGTGCAGCCGTAGTTGTGCTAGTTGTAGTACTAGTTGTTGTAGTCGTTGTACTAGTTGTGGTTGTTGTAGGTGGTACAGTTGTCGTACTAGTTGTACTAGTAGTACTAGTAGTCGTAGTAGCAGGTATTTCCTCAGATAATCTGTATATATTTCTTTTGAAATTTTTCATAGTTATGCTATTACATTACCTAGTAAATAAAAAGTTTCTGATGAAAGTTTCTTTTCAAGAAAAGCTTGATAGTTTTGCCCTTTTATTTTAAGCCCTGTAGCGGTGTTTATTGTAGTGCCTGAGGCAACAAATGTAACTAATCCTGTACCTTCTTGTACAAAACCCACTTCAAAGCCTATTGATAATCCTGCAGGTACTGTAATTGTTACAGGTGAAGTTCCATTATCTATAAATATTGTATGTTCTACATCGCCATTTGTTAAGGTATAGTCTCCGGTAATAACTTTTTGTAAGTTTCTTACTCCAAAGGTTGTACCTGATAAATACAAGCCCAGTCCTGCTGAGTATGTTGTATCAGTGTCAGTTGAGCTAACAGTGAAGTTAGGATAAGATCCGCTAACTGTTGTAGCCCCTGAACCTGCTATTGCAACTACTTGGTCTGGTGCTGTATTTGTTACTACATAAGGAGAAGCTATTGTACCAGTTCCTGAAACAGATATTGCTGTACCTGCTGTAACTTTTGTTTCGCTTCCATCTACTGATACTGCAAAATCTATTTCGTTTGCCTCTTCTGTAATAGTTATTGTACCATTTTGAGATTTTAGTCTTTTAAAGCTTAAGTTTACATTGTCTCCAGTTCTAATTGCATTTTTGTATACACCAGCTCCTGTACCTACATTTGATGCAGAGTATGTTATCTGGTTATCTTGTATAAAGTCTTTTAGTATTACTACATCTAGTCCTATTTCTATTTCTTTATCGTCTGTTGACAAATCTACTGTTATAATAGTGTTTGATGGTGTAATAGATCTAATCTCTTTTCTACCAATTCCATCTACTCCTTTATATACTCTAGTTCCTTGACCAACACTTATTAAACTGAAAGAGTTTGCTAATTGATTTGATAAATCACAAAGGTATGTGTCTAATTGACCAAAGGCTTCTGTTAAAAGCGTTCCTGTTTTTATTTCAGTGCAAGGTAAATCCTCACCTGTATAAAGTACACAATCTGTGCTTAAGTCTTTAATTGGACAAGCACAATCAACTGTTTGACATGATGATGTACATATTGTATTCGTTGTTCTTCCGCAGTTACACATTTTTATTTATTTTTTATTTGTTTATAATATTGTTGTTGTGCTAGTTGTTATACCGCTACATGGTTGTGATGATGTTATGACACCATTAGAAACTGTGTATACGTTTACGTTATCTGTTAAATAAGTGTAATTCAATGGTATTGGTTGATTTGTATCTACTGTTGCACTGTATACACTAACCCCAGGCATCAAAGAAGTGTGACCAGTATCTAAGGTTATACCATTTAGATAAAATTCGCTACAAGGTAATAACTCATTTCTAACTTTTGTAGAGTGTAAGAGATAACGTGCAGTATCTACAAACCGGCCTATGTTATCTGTAATAACACCATTTTCTACTTTCCAAATCCATGTATATGGGTTTATGTTATATTGATCTGGTACGTTTGCAATTAGATATTTTAAAGGAAAAGTCCATTGTTGTGTACATTGTTGATCCATGTAAATTGTTGTACCTACACCTAAGAATTGACCGTTTGGTATATGTGTGTATTGGCTATAGTCATATGCAACTGTCCAATACTTACCTGCTTCTGGTCCATCTATGTTATAAAGTGCTGTTCCTACTGGGTTATCCATTATACGAGAATATAACGTAGGATTTATCATATTGGTTGTTGTACTAGTTGTTGTACTTGTTGTGCCTGGGCAACCACAGCTTTGAGAGGCTCCTCCAGCATCAACTAATGTTGCCATATAGAAAGGTGCTGATGAAGATAGTATATTAAAGAAAAAGATATTACCGTTAATAGCACGGGGTACCCAATCCCCAATAGATAAAGGTGTTACCGTTTTTATTATCACATTAGTGCCAACAACATAATCACAATTTGGGCATGCATACTGATTAGCTACATAGTAATAAAATGGATCTGTAGTTGTTGTACTAGTGGTAATAGGAGTAGTAGTAGTTGTAGTGGTTGTAGGACAACAAGCTTCTACTTGTGATTGTATAACTTCTAGTGTTACTAAGCTTTGTTCTAAAGCTACTTGCAACTGTTCTATAAGAAGTTGTTGGTCTCTGTTTTCTTCTTCTAAAGCTACTATATCTGAATTAGCTGCTACAAGACTTCTAACTATGTATTCTAATATCACTGCTAAACTTGCAGTATTTTGTGTACCTAAGTATTCTATTGCTAGACCATAAAAGATACAATTTGTTAGTAAGGACCCCTGAATGCAGGGATCCTCTTGTGTATTTAAAATTGGTATATTTGTTTGATTACATCCTTCCATGGTTACTTCTAGGTTTTTTTAATATTATTTTTATTCTGGACAACAAGTAGCTAAGATAGCTTGTATATCAAAGATTACTTCTTGTATTTGAGTTACTTGTTCTTGAAGATTTGTTATTTGAATTGCTTGTTGTGCATTCTCTTCTTGTAGTTGTGTAACTCCAGTATTGTTACTTTGCAAAGATAAAACTATTGCTTGTATGATAGAGGTCAAGTTTTGATTATCCTCTATAAAAAGATATGTTATTGGCTCCGTGTGTACAACACAATCTGTTGAAGTGTGTAGTCCATTACATGGATCTTCTTGTTGTACTATAACCGGAGTGGTCATTTGACTGCATGTTCCCATAGTATTAAGGTGTTTGTGTGTTGTCTAATAAATATTGAAGAAGTTCTCCTAAAGTATTTATAGGGGAATTACATTGGTCTACTAATCCAGAAAGGTCTAAGCACTCTGTTATGATTTTGTCGCATATTGCTTCATTCTCTAAGTACTCCACTCTTTGTTTTAGTGAACATATTTCCTCTTCATACTTAATTAATACATTTTTTACAATGTTTTTATTATCTTCTTGAACATAAGTAAGGCACAAGTCTCCAAGAGCTGACAAATCAATCTCTGACTTTATTCCTGAAACTAGGTCATATAAGTCTTCTGTTGTTTCCTCTATGGTAATACAGTCTTGTCCTACTAGGCTAGAAAATGTTGGTACCTCTAGTTCGTAATAAGTACATGTGGCATAAGTTTTTTCTCCACACATGTTTTTGATTTTGTTTCCGCAATTTTTCATCCTTGTCCTCTATTTAGTTTTTTATAATTTTTTGAATTTTTAGATAGTGAAGTTTTAGACTTAGCATGTATGCCAGGTCGACTTACTTTTTTCTTTTCTAATTTTGTAGTTTCGTTTTTGATTTTTGCCATTTTGATATATATGTGTTATTTGTTTTTTTACTAAACTTGTATATTAAAATTAATCACTGCTCTATGTTCTTTACCATAAAATGGTTCCACTGAGTGTATTATATCATAAGGCCAAATAATCAGCATGCCTTTTTTAGGTCTTATATAATATTTCATTCCTCTGACATGAAAAGCAAATACTCCGCTATATGGGTGATCTTGTATAGGTTCGCCATCAGATAAGTAGTAGCCTCCCGAAAACATGATTGGCTTAGCTTCTTCATGGTGCCATCTGCAATGGTTATGTGCATTATGCCCTCTTCCTGAGAATGGATCATAGTACTGTAACCAACTTTCTGTTATGATTGGCTTACCTTCTACTTCTAGCTGCATTGCTTTTAGTAGTTGTAAAAACCCTCCCTCTATTCTTCTTCTTATAACTTGTACATCCTCATCGGGATTATCTAAGAAGTTATTTGGTGGTGTGTAGAACCTACTTCCTATTGGAGGAAATTCGTGGTCTTCTACCCACTGATCTTGTCTATCGTAATTAATATCATAATGACCTTGTCTTTCTGTATCATACTGCTTTGGTAACTCTTGCCCCATTCTCTTTTGAGTATCTGTAAGAGTCTCTAATCCTAGCTTGTATACTTTATCAGTCAACACATCTTCGTAAACTCTCTGGTATACTGGTATTGGTGCTAATTGAAAGATGTGTTCATCTTGTGTCTCTATAAGAGGTTTTTTAAAATGCATCCTAGATGTGTTTTAAGTATATGTCTTTTTTTGCTATTGCGTTGACATACTTGTTTATTTTTATTACAGCATCTTGTTTTGAATCTTTGTTGTATATTCTTACGTCATCTGATGTACCTTGTAATACTTTAGGTTCATACTTATTTATGTATTCATCTAATGTGCAATTGGCCCAGATATAAAATGAATGTTCTTCTATACAATTCAATACGTTATTGCTATCTGCTATATCAATCAACTCTTTGCCTAAGCTGCTTCTTCTAGAATACACAAACCCAAAATTAGGGCTTACTAACATTTCATTATGTTTCCAGCTGTATTTTCTCAACTGGTCTTCATGTGACTTAACGTATTCTTTTAAGTTGTCCGTTAGTTGTAAAGGACCCCATGGTGTGCTCTCGTCTATCATATCAATTATACCTAGTCCTTCTTTATCAGGGTAAGCATATATTGGTATTTGTACTTCGTTTCCTTTTTGCAAGTGGTTGTAAAAATTACTATCAAAAGGTCTTAGTGGAAAACAGTCCCAATCTAAAAAAATATACTCTTTGTGCAAAACTCCTGCTACCTTTATAGCTTCTAGTTTATGCATGTAATGCTTATGTAGTGTTGAATACTTTTTATCAGTATCTTCTATAGATAAACATTTTACATTGTATCCTAATGCTTCTAAATACTTTTTGTTATTCGACCCCCATACAATTACTGTTTCGTTTTTGAATAGTGGTTTAGGTGGCACTTCTGATAGTGTTCTTTCTTGGTTACCCCATAAAGCTCTTACTATTGGTATCTTATTATCTATCGCCATGTTTCTCTTCGTTCCAATATTTAAAAAGCCTAAGATTGTATAAGTAATTTTTTCCTCCTAAACTATGTATCTCATCGTAGTATCTTTGGCATTCTGCTTTTTCAAAATCTTTGTCTGACTTAAACACCACTTTTGCTAACCATACATGTTCCCATTCTAATAGCCCTTTGTTCAAGTCGGCTCCTTGTGGGTAGTACCATTGCTCAGATAAGCCTTTATACCTTGTACCTTTGTTACCGTAATCACTATCTGCAAGAAATACTTTGTCTGTTAGAGTGTTTGTATTATAGTTCCCCTCTCTAATAACATGTCCTAGTATTCCTTGATCAGTTGCTAACCAAAACCATTCCGGTACTTCTTGTCCTTCTGTCTTTATTAGCTTCTTGTGCCAGCTTACATATTCGTTTACTATATCTTTATTATTAAAATACAAAAAAGATGTGTTTGGTGAATATGCATTTACATTGTAATCCTTAGGAAAATCAATATGCTTTATTTCTTTTTTCCAATCTTGCTCTCTAAAGTAATAGTAACCTCTTGGTATTTCCCAGTGTCCTATTCCTAAATCATTTTCGTAGAACTTCTGAGGTATCTTTCCTCTTATTATAAAGTCTTGATCTAGAAATACAAATGGTTCTTTTTCATTTTGTAAAGCTTGTATCTTACCACTAGTCCAAAAATATGCAGCATCTACTTCTTTTAAGTTGTCTAAAAAATCAGTGTCTACTTCATCATACAGACTAAGTAATCCCCACATCTTGTATGCACTTAAACCTATAGAATCTGTGTAAAGTTTGATAGGCCCATTGTGTAACTTCCATCTTAGTGCTGACAGTATTATATACAGTAATTGGTAATCAGGTATGTCATAAGTGCTAGAGGTAATATTTCTTGTGGTATCAAACCCGTGACCTCTAAGTCTTTCTTTGTTAAAGAAAGGTGCTGTCCAATTTACATGTATCGCTTTCATAATTATACATTTTGTATAACTTCTATTTTCTGTTTCAGCTCCTCTACGTTTTGTAGCTTTGTCGATTTAATACATCTGTATAGAAATTCTATCTCTTGATTGTAATCAAACCCTTCCTGATTTTCCTTAATACGAGTTTTATCTAACCCATAATGCTTACAGTACTTTTCTATTTCTCTGTGTCCCCAAATACCGTTGTCTACTTCATCTAACGTGTACTTTATACTTTTGCAATCCCAAATATTTCTACATAGAGCCTTATGTGGTATCTCTCTTTTACTTAACCATTGTTTGAGCATTAATTGCTCAGATAGTATCATATAGTTTGCAGATAAGTCATGGATGTCCATTGCTGATATCTCTATGTGATTTTGTAAAGTCTGGTTTGCGTATTCTCTAGCAAATTCAGGGTCCGGTAAATAAAATAAACTTACATTAGCTGCTAAATCATTTACGTACTCTATAGGTTTTGAAAGAGCTCTATTAGCTTTGTTGTTTTCCTTTGGGTACCAGTTGTTTGATTTTTCATTGTATGTAAATACTAGCTCATCTTTTAAATGTTCATCTATATTTGTATAGATTAAAAAATCATGATCTACTATTACTAATGGTATCTTAGTGTTGCTTATAACTTTTGTTTTACAGCTTGACCAAAACACTTTTCTATTTATTTTTTCTGGATAAGATAAATGTCTTACCTCATTCCACAAATTAATAACACCTAGCTTAGATAATACATTATTTGTCATTCCATCACAGTACAAAACTGTTTTGTGTGCTGGATGATGCTTCCTCCATAAAGAAATAGATGCTACTAATATAAGTAACTCTAATTTGCTATAAAATGTTTCATCCCCCTTTACATTTTCTAAAACCCAAATTGATTCCATAAACTAGTAAAATTGTGCATACCATACTGTGCTTATATAACCATCTGTCGGATATATATTTACATTGTTAGCACTTGTGATTAGTGTTCCCCCTGAAGGTAGTGTATACCACCCTTTAAAACTGTATCCGTATGTAACATTGCATTGAATGCTTATGTAGTTATATGCTCCTGAAAATGATTGTCTATTGTGTCCTATAAGACCTGTCCCTGAAGAGGTTTCGCTCCATGGATAAGTTATAGATACAGATCCTTTTGTTGAATTACTAGAGGCTATATTAACCCAATACACATATACACTTGGAGCTCCTCCGTAATAGTTTATATTCAAACTACTTAATGCACGATTTGGGTAAGTTGCAGAACCAAAAATACCACTGAAGCTACTAGATGTCCTGTTGGTGTATTGACCAAAAGTTGATATTAGTCCTCTATTGTTGGCCGACATTGCTACTCTTCCCATTATAATATATCTATTATGTTTTCGCTTCCAAACATTTCACTATACACCTCTTTCAGTTTGCTATAGCAGAAGTCGTATATACTACCTGTAATAGATCCTATGTCTAAAAGTGTCTTTGTTATTTCTCTAGTTTCTGTTGTGATAGTTTCAAACCATTCTTCTTTTTGCTTAACTATCTCGTTACCGTCTTCATCAAAATCTATGTAGTCAACCATCTCTGAGTGCCACTTAGATACTGGGTAGTGCTCTACTATAACTTCCGGAGTGTGTATGTTAAAAGAATACCACATTGGATACTCTTTAGTCTCTCCGTTGTATGTCATTGTTGTAGCAACTCTCCCGTAAGGGTTTGGTGTATCTTCTAAATATTTAGGGAAGTTTGCATTAGCAGCTTCTGTAGATTCATAATGTGCGAATGACACACCAATAGTACCTCTTAGTTTATCTAATTGATAATGTTCTATTCTTACATAGAACTCCTCTAAATGATTACCTTCAAATGTCTCTATTGGTTGTTTTACTATAAATCCCATTTGTTATTTTTTTAAGGTGTTGGTTCAATAGTTACTTCTTCTTCAACTGGTGGAGCCCATGGTGATGTTGTTTCAACATACTTAGGTGTTATCTTAGCTTCTATCTGTTTTGCTATACGCTCTTGCATATGGGGTTTGTCAGCTGTAGCTTCTAACCATGCAGTTACATCTTCTGGAGTTAGTTCTTCAAAAGGTTTATAACTTTCAGTGTTAGGTGCTGGCATTGGTGTTACCCCTGCAAAAGTACCTTCATTACCTTCTTCATCTACTCCAACGTAGTTGTATCTTACTCTAGTAATTACTTTTTCTAATCCATTTAGTTCTGGAGCTATCTCCAGTTTCATCGTGTTATCTGTTAAAAATGTGTAAGTGATTGCCATTTTACTTATTTGTTAATTGGTTTATTAATTGTTTTAGTTCTTCTATTTGAGTTTGTTGTTCTTTTATTGCTTCTATAAGCAAAGGTACAATTCTTTCATACTTAATTGTTAGATAATTTTCTCCGCTTTTACTTATTCCATTTCCTTGCTCATCATATCCATCTAAGTCAAAAGGAGCAATTGTTACTACTTCTGGTAGTACTGCTTGTACTTCTTGAGCGATTAACCCAGCATGTACTTTATAAGCGTTTTCGTTTAATAACTCTTGACCTAACTCATTGTGTTGATAAGTATATCCGTTTAATGATTTTACCTTCTCTACTGCATTATCAATTGAAACTAAATTGTGCTTCAATCTTCTATCTGAGTAGTATGCTGTTACATCTCCTGTAAAATACCCATTACCTATTCCATAGTTTCCTCCACTAGCACTAAGTCCTACTAATGATGATCCATTTATAACTTGGAAGTTCCAAGGAGTACTTATACAGTTAACCAATACTCCGTAAGATTCCTGTATTCTTACTGTCGTACCTGATCCTGGGAAGTATATAGCACCGTTTAGTGATATATCAGCTACAGAAGAAGTTCCTGCTGGATCTACATATCTTCCTGTATTGTTAGAATCATAGAAGATAGGGGACCTAAAAGAATCAGTAGCATATACATCCCCTCCAGTTCCTATCCAAAATTGAGACCATCCACTACCCCCAACTCCATAGTGTGGATTACTATTATTATCAGCATAACCTATACTAAATACTCCAGGGTTTGTATTAGCAATACCCATACCCCATCTTCTATAACCTCCGCTGTTTAAGTTACCAGACATAGATATTACGGCCCCATGTGTTGTATTACCATTATTTGATAGAGCATTTACGTATAAACAAGGGTAGTAATCAGCATTAACCGCTAATTGCTTTCTAGGGTCATCACTATATACTCTTGAAGTATCATTTGTTCCGACTATTAACGAAGCTCCACTTGATGCATCAGATATTCTTAATGAACTTAAATAGCTTATTGAGCTAGGATCTACGTAATAACCCGTGTTATTTGAATCGTAAAATACAGGAGATCTTACACTTTCATTATTATAAAGTATCCCATATGTTTTTATAGAATCAGAGGCCTCTAGCCTTAATACAGAACTAGAGTGTGTTGGATATCCAGAAGCATATAATCTTACACCTCCATATCCTGGGTATCCAGATATAGATACACCAGTGTGCCAGTTTATACCAAATCCAGCCATGCCAACGCCAGGTCTTGAATCCCAGGTTGATATTGGACCCATACCGCTAATTGCGTTTCCGTCATAAGGCATGCTAAATGCTGATGCAGCTGATCCACTAACGCTTCCGCTTATTGTATTCGCTACAGTTAGTCCAGATAGATTACTCGTTGATGCTGGGTTTAGGTAATAACCAGTATTATCATCATCGTAGAAAATTCTACCGTATACATTACCAGCTTGTAAATCTCCTAAATTAGAGGCTCCACTAATATATCTTCTTATACTAACGCCTGTAAAATTACCATTTGTTGCGTTTGATTGTCTTTGTCCAAAATGAGCCCAAGTATTGTTATTTGATCCACCTGACGGTAAATATAATTCAAATGTTTGTGTCCAGTCATGTGCGTTGGCAAATACAAACCTACCGTTTGGTCTCATATACCAAGTTGAATCACTTGAGTAATCAGCTATTGTTCTGTAATTTCCTACTGTATAGTCTCCAATACTATTTGAATCCATTACTCTATAAGCTCCTTCATTTTGGTAAAAGAACCCGTCTGCGTATGGATGTATTTGCCCTCCAGAGTATGCCAATGCAAATTCCCCACCGTCTGGTGATGTTGCTCCACGTAATCTAGTGGAAGAAGCTAAAGAAGCTGGCTTCCAGCTACCTTCTAAAGGCCATTTTGTTGAATCGGTTCCACTAACTGTCCAACTTCTATTAGCTGACAAATCGTAAGATGTACCATTAATAGTTATTGTTCTTGCTTGAGGCACATATCCAGCTGAAGCGTGATTACCCCAAGAGTATGCTGTATTCCAGTTAGTAGAATTATTAGTAAAATTACCAGAATCCCAAACTTGTCTCCACGCTTGTGATGAATTTATAGCTGTAGCACTAAAGCTTCTATAATACATACTACCATTAGAACTAAATCCTAACTGACTATTATATTCTCCAGGATGTCTGTTAATATTTAAAATAGCATTAGAATTATCAGTAGCAGGCATACCTAAAAGAGCAGCTCCTGTACTAATTTGTCCTGTAAATATTATTCTGTCTGTTCCAGGATGTGTATCTGCATTACCACCATCACCTAAAAAAGTATTTGTTTCTGAAGTCAAGTACCCTGCAGAAGCATGATTACCCCATCCAAAAGCTGTATCCCAGTTTGTTTTATTATACCCTGATGCGGTTAAAGTACCAGAAACAGTTAAAGCTCCTGAAACTTCTGTATCCCCAGTAAAGAAATGTTTACCATCCCCTCTGGCTAAATACTTTGTATTATTTGAAGCATCAACAAGTCTTAATATATCTGAGCCAGTCCCAAGGTCACCCCCTTTTAAGTATGTTCCGTATTGACCACCTGCTACATGAAATTTGTAAGAAGAGCTTGAACCCCCAACATGGATATTACCGTTTATGCTAATACGCATCGCTACAGTTGCTCCATTATTTGTTGTGAAATCAATTCCGTTATATCCAAGTAACTCTAACGCGTCTCTGTTTGCTGTAACAATAGCTTTTGCTCTAATACCTACGTTTGTACCATCTGGTATTCCAGATCTAAAAGATAAAACATTTGTAGCTGTTTCAAAACTAGGTATAATTAATGATCCTACAGTTATGTTAGATGTTGTAGTGTTTCCTCTTCCTGTAACTGTTGCTAATGTATCCGTTTCTGTAAATGTTCCTCCTGTAGAAGATATAGTGCCCCCACTAATGGTTATTCCTGAACCTGCTGTAATTACAGAACCATCAGCAGCTAATATTTGAGCAGACGTTCCTCCTGATTTAACAAACTTATTAGCTGTTATATCATATAAGTTTGATGAGTCTGCTGGGTTTAAGTAGTAAGCTGTATTATCAGAGTCGTAAAATATTGGAGCTCGCATGTCTCCACTAGCTGTAACACTACCACCTGAGCTAACTCCTAATTTTTCAGAGCCGCTAGTTGTAAATGAGTATCCTGTTACTGCTTGTCCCCAAGATGGGTTAAATACTAATTGATTTGATGTATTTACTTTAAATATAGACAAAGGTAATCCATCAGCTCTATAGGAAATAAATTGTTGGTTGTTCCCTATGCTTATAGCACCTCCACTTATTTTAAGCTTTGCGTAGTTATCATCTGTAGTTGTACCAATAAGTATATTAGTACCATTATCGTATATTAAGCTATTACCTAATGTAGTTGCTCCTGTAAACTTAGATATGTAGTTTGCTGTACCATTTGCATTAGCTGGTGTATAACCTAGCCAACCTGCAATAGTTTTATTAACCCATAGGGTACCATTGTAACCTAAGATATGTCCATTAATAGGAGTTGTAGTTTTTAAGTCTGCGTCATGTAGCTCATCGAGCTCAAAACCGTTTTGTACTTTTACAAATATTTCTCCGTTATTAGTATTAGATCTAGTAACAATACCAATGAAAACTAAATGTGATGGTGCGTATGGTTTGTTTACTATACCATATATTAAGTTACCTCCAGTACCTAACCATACAGGATCTCCTGCATTAGCTGTACTTGTATTTAATCCTGCAAGTAATCCCTCTGCTATTACATTACCAAAACCGTTGATTGCAACTGTTGAGGCCATTAGCCCCATTGTCTTAGAAGAGCTTACTTCAGCTGCATTTGAAGCTAGTCCAACAATCATGTTAGTACCATCTGCTCCTGTTACATAAACAGCTTGCCCTTTATTGATAGCGACACCTGCTTTTACTTGGTGTTGTATGTTAGATGCTACTCCAGGAGCTACACCTAAGTCAGATAGCATTTCTGAACCTGTTCTATACTTAACAACGCCAGCATCAGATACTAGAAACTTGTCTGTATCTGATGTAGCGTTGGTTATGTCGCCAATTGTAGCGTTACCTTTTATATCTAAATTTGAATATATTTTTTGAGACATGTTGGTTTTAGTCTATTGGGTTATTAGTCAATTTTTTGAACTAATGCTCTTACTGGATTTGTTGGTGCTGTTACAAAAGTTACAGTTACTGCGAATGGAGTAGTCATTGATCTAGCTATATCTGCGTAAATTACTTCTCCATTAATAGTGTCAAATAGTTGTACTATTACATCTGATGTACCTAATCCATGTGTTACTGTTTGTGCTCCTGATGTAGCTGTTAGTGTCGATGCGTAAGACTCTGCTGAGAGTTGTGCTGCTACATATGTTGAAAGTGTTGCTGGTGTTACAGCTCTAACTGTATCTGTTCCAGTATTTACCTCTGCTTGTGTAGCTATCTCAATTACTCCGACTGCTGTCTCTGAAGCATTGTTTGCTGCGATTGTAAAGGATTCTGCTGTGCCTGATGAAGTATCTGTGATAGTTATACCATTACCTTGTGTAAGTGCTACACTTGTTACAGTAGCATCACCTGATATAGGTATGTTATAGAAGTTGGTACCGTCATTTGTAAAGGTCCATCTATCTGTACTCTCATTCCAAACAAGAGATACATTTGCTATTGTTCCCCTTTCTACTTCAATACCGCCATTTTCAGTTGGTGCTGAACCAGTATAATTACTGTTTAATGTTATTATATTATCAGCAAGGTTAATGGTCTCTGTATTTACTGTAGTTGTAGTACCGTTTATGGTTAGATTACCTGTTATAATTACGTTGTTTGAGAACGTCTTATCTCCTGCAAAAGTTTGTCCATTTGTTGTAACAATACCTGAAGCTGTAGCTGATGCCGATGGTATGGCTCCGTATGCTACTGCTGACATACCTACTCCAGTTAATGACCCAGTTGGTCCTGCTGAAGTTCCTCCTGTCCATGAGAACGCTGTAGGGTACCAGTTTGCTGGTGTAGCTGGTAAAGTTAAAGTAAGGTTACTTTTTGTTACAAGGTGACCTTGTGCATCATATGTAACGTAAGGTACAATAAATGTACCACCAAAAGCTAATGTTCTTGTAGCACCTGTGTCTCCAAAGTTACTTGCTGTTATAGCATTAGAGTGGTTGAAAGTAGTTCCAGATAAAGTTAATCCTGTACCTGCTGTGTAAGTTGTGTTTGTATCTGTAGATGCTATTGTAATAGTATCTGTTAAGTCGTCTGTAGTTATGGTTACATTTGACCTGCTACTGCAAAGTTCTTAAATATGTTTTGAGAAGATCCAAGATCTGTGTTTGTTATTGTTACTGCCCCTGTTGACCCGCTTACTGAAACTCCAGTTCCTGCTGTAATTGATGTTACAGAGGCTGTACCTCCTGCAATATAATCAAAAAGTAAATCTGATGTTACAAGGCCAGTACCTCCATTTGCTACTGTAGATGCTATGTCTAGAGCTAATGATACTGCTCCAGTTGTTCCACTTGTTACAGTTAATTGTGAAGTTGTTGATGCTACACTTGTTATGTCACCTACTGGTGTCCAAGATGTCCCATCGTGTATGTATAATTTTTTATCCCCTACTGTAGAATTATAATAAATTTGCCCCTCTACCCCAGTTGGAGGTGTACCTAGTGGGTGAATTACAGCATTCTGTAATTGATTTTTGCTTAAGTCAATGTGAGCTAAAAATTTCATAATTTAGGTTTTTTAATTTAAGTAAGCCTTCCCTGAGAAAGATGCTTGGAATCTTATTGTTATTTTATTAGTGTCGTTGTATTCAATATCCCCTATAACTACGCTTTCTCCTGAGTCTACTACAAATACTGCTACAAACTTATCTAGGTTGTGCTGTATTTCCCAAACATTAGATGCTGCTAATTGTATATGAACATAGTTCTTATCTCCTACTGGTGCTCCTGACGTATCTACTAGAGGTACTGGTACTCCATTTAGATCTGTAATGAATGTTGTTACATCTTCATCCCCAGTATTTTTTACGTAGTATACTGAATTTGGTCTTGGATTAGTAGGTAAAACTTTTACTTTATAATGTTTTACTTCTTGCATATTACCATTCTAGTTTTTCCCAATCACAACATTCGTTGGCCATTGAGTTTAGTTGATCAATACCGTATGGTATATCGTATAATTTAAAATCCTTAATTTTTATTTTGTGTTTAGAACCTTCTAAATCACCATTAATTTTTTTAAATACCCAGTCAATTAGTTCACACTCGTCTGTACAAAGCATGTTGTAAAACATCTGAGCGTGTTTTAACTTATCCCTGTCTAATTCATTACCTACTCCAAATCTTTTGTTTAGGTAATATAAGTCAGCATTAATTAATACATCTTTTTCAAATTTATCAAAGTAATTTTCCTGACTTAGTTCTAAGTAATTTTGTTGTCCTGCCATCTTATATACAGTCTAAACATTCTCCAAATCCTTTTAGTAACGCCTTTGCTTCAGTAAAGAAGCGATCTGCTTTTACAAAGTCACCTAATTTTGCATGGGCCTTGGCTACTTTTATTAACCAGTCTATGTCATAAGCTTTCTCTCTAAAACCTTTATCGTTTTTAGAATACTCAAAGCCATGTTTTACTATTACTTTTGATAATTCTAATTCTGTTCTATCTGTCTTAAGGTAGTACTTTGTTTTTTCAAAATTACTATATCCACTTTTTAAGTTTATTGTGTATACACCATCTGGTAGATCTGCATATACCTCATCTTTACAATCATTAGTAAAGCAGGTTATACCTAAGTTGTGGCTATTAAATGCATTTATCGAGTTCTTCTTAAATGAAAATACTAGTGCTTTTTTTGATCCTGGTAGTGTTATAAGTATGTTTGCCGGTAAAGTCTCTGCATGTACCCAGTCACTATTATCACCTATCCAAAGTGTTTGTACTGTAGTTTGTATTACATCAAAGTCTATTTTTATTTCTCCTACTATTTGTGACATCTTGTTTATATTTTTAAAATAGTTTATATTGTACAACTATGCCCCAGATAGCTTTTTCCTGGCTGCTAACGCTATAATTTAAACCTGTTGACCATTTACTATACTCTAGTAATAAATTACCGTAAATAGAGGGGTTTAATATTGATAGACCGTTTGATCTAATACCTGCGTACCCGTGTAGTTCTATCTTCTTTGGCTTGTTTAGTAATTTATCTTGTGCTTCAATGTATAAGTCTTTTTCTAGTAAGACTTCATTTTTTATTGAAAGCTGCCCTTCTAAGTTAGTTACTATGCTTTTAAAATTTGCTATTCTAGAATCTTGCTCCTTTAACAACTCTTTACAAGAGTCATATTTTACTAAGTCTATTGCTACTAGTTTAGCTTGTCTTTCTGATAGTATTACTAAGCTATCTTTTTTCTGAGTATCTATCTGTGAAAAACTGCTGTAACTCACTAACAGTAAAGCTATCAATAATTTTAATTTGCACATACTCTTTTTCTTTTATCTTTTTTATTTTCTCTACTATTAAAGTATCTGTCTTTTTAAGTAAGACTATCTCTTTTTTATATGTAGCTTCTTTTTCTTCTAATTTTTCTATTTTTGTTTTTAAGTTCTCTGCCTCTAGTATTAGTTGCTCTCTTTTATTTTGGTAGAATACTATAGAAATAAACCATAGTATAATTAATAATGAGCCTAACCACTGTTCTTTAAAAAACTTAATGATTTTTATGATGTCCATAATTTAGCTTTTTATTTGGAAATGCATCCAGTCATAATTCTTTTCTCTCCCTAAGGATTCAAAACCATGCTTATAAAATATATCAATCATTTTTTTGTATTCTGGTCTTGCAAATCTTGCAGTCTTTGATGTCTCTTTTAGTTGGTTTCTAGCAGGATCTAAATCTATTGCTATTCCCCAAGAGTGTGTAGACCATGCTGATCCACCTCTCATTTTTCTGTAGTTAAAGCATCCCCCAAAAAGGTCTATGCCTAGTTCTACTATTTTTTCGTAACCATACTCTTTTAGCAACTCATTAAATACTGCTATAAAGTTATTTGCTACTAGACTGTGGCACATCATTGTTTTAACTTTAGTATCTGTATCCCAAGCTAATCTCATAGGATAAGGCAAAGTGATCTTTGTTAGATATCCATTACCTGTTTCATTTGGTGTACCGTACTTTTTTGTTATTTGTGCTGTTGTCATTTTTTAACCTTTTATTTCGTCTATGTCGTCTTTCAACTCTTTAGATCTTCTAAGTAATTCTTTTATTTTTTGAAAAACGTCAATTTGAAAAGCCGCTTCAAAATTTTCTTTCATGCTAGTAAGTTCTATAAATATGATAACCAAAGCTACACATTTTGTGAAAAAGAATGGTATACTAAACCATAACTTAAAAAACTCACCTATTAAAAATTGGTCTATTACATACAGTAATAATACTGCAGATTGGTAAAGTACAAACTTCGATACTATATTACTAAGTTTCCTAGATGTAACTTTATCTTTTATCATTACAGCTTTAGCTATACCTAGCACTGTGTCTAGTGCTATAGCAACTCCTACTGCTATTAATATTCCAACAACCGGTGCAAAAAACACCAATAAAGATGTAACTATATATAGTGCATAAGTCTTCATTTATTTTGTTTTTATTGTATTATATATAGATTTAGATAAAAAAAAAGGGAGGAGTTTTTCTCCTCCCTATTTAAGTTTAATTTATTATTGACACGTATTACATTGTGAACTTGCTGTCATATAACCATCTCCGTTATATGCAAAGTTTCTAAATGTATTTTGAACTCCGTCAGAAGCAAGTACTTGTACATTTTCTCCAACTGCTATTGTGTGATTAATAGTTGTTTGGAATTGTTCTAAGTTTGTAATTATTGCTGCTGTCGCATTACATACGTTGTCTCCACCTACTAATTGTATACTTATGCTATTTGGATAGAATCCGTCTGTACATACAGTTCCTTCATTTGGAGAAGGCCATGCTGACATTAAAGCATTGTTGTATACTTGTGCACTAGTTATAACATTGTGTACAGGTGCACTAGATGTGGTGGTAGTTTCTCCTCAAGCACCAGTAGTTGTAGTTACTGAAGCTACTGGATAAGCTTCTACAGTTGGTAAACCAGCTGCTGTTGCTAATGCATTAACTAAAGCTTCTACTCCTTGGTATTTACAAGCATCTACTAAGATGTGGTAATCAATATTTTCTACTACTTCTCCTGAGAATGATTGAGCAAAACGATTTGTTCTAATTCTGATAGAGTAATCTACGTATTGTACTGTTGGTTTCAAGTGTGATTCCTGTCCTAATACTAATTTACCGTAGTTATTACCTGCTAATCTTTGACGATTTTCAAAGTATACTCTAGTACGCTCTTCTAAGTCATAGAATTGTCCACCTGCTGCTTCTGGTTCTGTTCCAATAGAAAGAACTTTTACACTGAATCTTCCATTAGATCCCATTTTGAATGACTCAGAAACAAGTCCTGGAGCTGCATTAGCAATAGAGATTCTTGTAGAAGAGTAAACGAATGGTAAATCATCTCTGTATTCTTCTGATCCAGCAAAGATATTAACTTTACTTTTCAAGTGAATACCCATAGAACTCATACCGTTGTATTGTACTGGTGCTGCTTCCCAACTTACGAATTCGTAAGAATATGGTGCCTCTGCTGAGAACAAGTCTCTTAAGATTGGTGAACACTCTTCTGAAACAATGTTAGATAATACTGTAGTAGTATAAATTGTTTGACATGCTTGAGAGTCTCCTGCAGTGATAGTTAATTCTGGGTATGCTGCTTGGATAGCTTCTAATTTATTATCTCCACAGTTGTCATCTGCCAATTGTAAAGTAAAAGTTTTAGCTACTGCTGTAGCAGTTGCTCCTGCAGTCCATGCAATGTTTGTTACTGTATCTGTACAATCAGGTGATCCTGCACAATCAGAGTCTTGAGAAGACAATATTTGAGCAAAAGATGCCAAAGTTGTAGATGTTGGTGCTAAGATTGCATACTCAGAAACTCCTCCTTTGTAACCTTCTCTCTTAACAATGTGTGCTGGATATTGTGCTTGCACTAATCCTAATGCACTTGCATTACCTGCATCTTGTACTTTTAAACCAAAGAAAGTGTATTCAGTACCTGTTACAGTTTGTGGGTTTGAGCTATTTACTGGAGTAATATCAATATACTCAGTAATAGGAACTCCTCCTAGTAAAGTTACTTTTTTCAATCTTTCAACACCTTCTTGAACAATTTTCTCCATGTTAACAGATACCATTTGTCCTGGAATAGCGTTTGGTGCTTCTAAGTAAAGTTTTACTGTTACTTTTGCTTCTGGGTAACCTAACATACCAATAGCTTCTCCAGCTAATGTGATATCGATAACTTCATTATCCCCCGGTTGTAATGTTAATGCTGTATCCCAGTTAATCCCATCGTAACCGATGATGAACTCATCTACAGATACTCCTAATTTTGGAGCGTTAACTTTAATGTCTACAACTTCTGAAAGTTTGAAAGGCATTGAAGAATATGCTTTGTTAGATTGAGAACGAGTTGGTGTCAAAGGTGCGATACCTAATTTCAACTCAAATAATCTATCTTTTGGTGTTGCTGGAAAAGTGTCTACTACCGCCATACCTAATGCAGATGGTGTAGCTCCTTTATCAACGATACCAAACTGTCCTTTTGCTAATCTTGTAGAGTAGCCATTACTCATTACTGAACCTTCGTTAGTAACAAATAAAATTGTTTGTGGTGCGTGACTTGCCATTTTTAATTTTAATTTAGTTATTATTTATTTATTGTTATTATACTTTTTGTAAAGCTCTTTGCATATCCATTTGATATTTTGGGTCTGAAGAGTTACCTTCAAACAAGCTTGCTGCCATTGATAGTATTCTGTCTAGAAATTTATCATCAAATTCTGGTGAAAAAGTCTCATCAAATGGGCTTTCTGGATCGTCATCTACTAATGTTTTAATCTGAACAGGGTATCTGTAATATGTTACATACAGTTCATCATTTGAGAATCCGTCTTTGTAAACGTGTAAGTTATTGGATGAAATTGAGAAAGGTGCCTCTCTAGCTAAGAAAGAAGGCTTATTAAATTCGTCTTGTAGTATCTCTACCTTATTATCATCTTTTATTTCGTAAAGATTTATTTTTTGATCTTTACATGTTTTATTAGATGCCTTTGTATATGCAGAAGAGAAGTCGAAATAATTTTTTGGTAGTAAGAATGTGTCTGCATATTCTACAGACGCTGTTTTTATTATCTTGTGGTTAGGTACTATTATTTGTTGTATATACCTGATCTCATCACTTTTTTTGTTGTCTAAGATGTATTCTATCATCTTATTTTGAGCTTCGTTAAATACGATTACAAACCTACCTCTATCGCCTGCAACATTTGAATTTTCAAAGTTGTCATTTACTTTTAATAAAAATTTTATGTAAGCTTGTTCTGTAGTCATTTTTTTTAAAAAATGGGGGTACTTTAAATACCCCCGTATTTATATTACTCAAGAAGTCCTGTAAAAATCTGCTTTAACTCTTTGTCTTCTTTTACTTTTCTAGCAGCATTTTTCCATCCGCTTTCTAAGAATACATCGTCAATCCAGATCTCTCCTTTTTTATTTTTTACTTTACCTTTTAGGTATAATTCTTTTAACTTAGAGTGGATAAAAATTTCTTCTTCTCCATCCTCTGTTTGGTATCTCTCTACTGTCTCAATAAAGATCTTATCATTTTGATACTTATCTTCTTTTGACTTAATATAGTTACCAAATATTGTGTAAAGAACTGCATCTTCTGTAGAGTCTGAAGCACTTATTCCTAAGTAGTCTAAAACTCTGATTAAACCTTTTCTATCTGTACTTAATAAGTTGTAGAATAAAGCTGATGCTTTTGCTTGTCTCATTTCTTTTTCAGCCTCTCTACTTACAGAGCTTTCTTTATCTACAATGCAATACATTGAAATAGGCTGTTTGAATTCTGGATGAGATTCCATGTGCTTTGGTGTAACTCTTTTGTGTATCAAAAGTAGGTACAACCTTAGTAAATCTTCTGCTTTTGAAGTGTCAAAGATTTTACCTCTTTGTAAGTCAATTCTAAATGAGTCCCAAAAACGGTTGTTGTTTGAATTTTGGTCAAGAACATCTACTCCTTTTTCTGCCTCAATTGGCTTAACAATATTATCTTTTATAGATTTAAGAGCTGCTGCTCTATTGTCTACTTGTACAGCTCTCATGAAAGAGCTAGATGTAGGGTACAAACCTGTATCCCAAATACCTCTCTCTCTATCAAAAACTGCTCCTGGAAAAGTGTCTACTACTGTATCGCTCAATACTTTTGTGGTATTGTACTCTTTAAAACCGTCTGGTGCAGAGGTATCTAACTTCTCTTTTATTTCATACAGTGTATCTTTCTTAAGTTCAAAGTCATAGATCTTAAGGATAACATTATCTGTATCTTTGCTTTTTACTGCCATAATACTTTATTTTTGGTTACTTAACTTTTTTCTGTGTTGGGTGGTATTCTTTGGTTGGTTTGGTTGGTTGTATTATTATGCAAAATTACAAATAATATTTAGATTTTGCAAATTCGTTAAATATCTTACCCCACCGATTAAGATGGGGTAAGTATTATTTAACTATTTAATATTAGTTAAAGCCTTTTCTTCCAGCTTCGTCTAATTCAATCATTACGAAACGAGTTAAATCTCTAACGTGAATATCTGCGATATTGAAAGCCCAGAATTCTTGTCCGATTTGTTTCATAGATGACATTACATCTCCAGCTTTTCTGTAATCGTAACGTCCATTAGTAGTTCCCCAGTAAGTCATCTCACCTTGTGGTTTTACTAAATAAATGTTAGCTCCAGAGTTACCACCGTCTACTAAAGTAGCACCTTTTGGTAAAGCTTTATTGTTTGAGTACATTTGATCCTCAACATCCCAAATAACCATTGAGTAAGCAGTTGGTGATAAGTTTTCTGGGTGGAATCCACCTGCCAAACGATCAGTACCTTCCATCATGTTCAATGATGTATCTTCTTCGATTTCAACACTTCCTATTCCAGGAATGAAAACTTTAGTGAAACGAATTGGCACATACTCCAAGTTAAATGGATCATTACCACGAACTGGGTTAGGGATAGTTCTATCTGCTCCTAAGAACGTGTTCAATGCTGCATTTTGAGAGTTAACTTCATCAGAGAAGATCTCTAAAATGTTTTGGTATGCATATTTACCACATTTGAATTTCAAACGTCTTTCAACATCTTGTTTGAATGGGTTAATACGGAATACATATTCTGCAGCTTCTTTCAAGTGATCACGAGTGATTCCACCTGGACGACCATACTTAACAAGTTTTCCACGTCTCAATTGGTGCCATAAACCTTCGTTTAATCTAGCAACTCCATTTGAATCACGAACTGTAGCAGCACGTTGGAATAAAAGTTTTTGTGCAGTCAATCTCTCAAGTTCTCTCATTGTTAAGAACTCCATTGTTGCTCCAATTTTTGCATTTTTCATGTCTGGAACTTTCTTACCACCTTTAGTAACTAAGTTAGTTAAGACAGCGTAGTCATTACCACCAAACTCTGATTGTAATTTGTCTAAATAAGATTTAGATTGAGCATCAGCTCCAGAGAATGATTTAGAGTCAGCCATACCTGTGATGTAAGCTTCAACCCCTGATGCAGATCCTAAACGGAATTCACATCTCATTGTTCCAACTGTATCTGGTAAATCAAAGTGAGAGAAGTTAGTACCTCTTTCTCCTAAGATAGCGTGACCAACTTTAAAGTATTGGATACCTTTTGCCAAGTTAGATGCTAAGAACCAAGTGCTCTTATCGTTATCTGCTAATTTAACAGTGTGCTCAAAACCTTCTCCTACAGCTACAACTGGCTCTTCTCCAGAAACAATAATTTGTTGTCCGTAGTATTTATCGTTAGATAAAACGTCTCCTGTTGTGTAAGCTCTGTTCAATACAATTTTGAAAGTACTTCCGTCAACACCTGGATAAGCTTGAGTTGATGTATCACGAGTTGTGTAGCATCCTTTGTACTCTTCTACAGGAATGTCGTAAGTAAATCCACCGTCCCATCCATTTACTTCTAGGATAGCTTTGTTTTGCAATAATTCTCTAAGAATACCGTAGCTTCTTACAGCTTGTTTTCCCCATAAGTTCATCAAACCTAAGTGATGTTTGTTTGGGTCTTCTTTGTACCATGAGTAAAGTGAAGGTAAGTCTTGTGCACCACCAATAGAAGAAACTGTTTTCTTATCTGTGAACATTATAACTTGGTCTCCATTTACAACGAAAGGAATGTTTTGTTGTGTTACCATTTTTTAATTTAATTTAATTTTTGTTTATTATTGTTAATCGAAATTCAAAGTTTCCAGTGGTGAGATAGGAGCTGTTTCTTCTTTCTTACTTCTCTCTACTCTACTGGTGTCTTGTACGATTCTAATCTTTTTAAGATTATCTAATTGTACATTTTTCTTTACTTCTGAAGTTACTCTTTTTAAATAAGTTTCCTTATCTAACATAAATTGAATAAGTTCTTTTGCTTTTTTAGGATCATTCATCCACTCTTCGTAAATGTCATCTATCTCAAAAGATCCACTTTCTGTTTTCTTAGTTGCAACATCTGCAAATTTTCTAGCTAAGTTTTCAGAAACTCCATCCTGTTTAAGATCTGATAATAATCCTTTTTTGTATTCTTTAATTCTTGCTTGCTCCTTTTCTTGGTTAGCAATAAGTTCTTGCTCTTTGGCTTCTAAATTTTTGTAGAATTGATCTCTTTGATACTGCACAATTTTTTGTGCTTTTACATCTAATGTAAGATCTTTTTTAGAAGACTCTACTAAAGCCTTAGTTTCAGAAGGGCTGTGTCCTAATACTTGTTTATAGTACCAAGCCAATACATCTGCATTGTGATCATCGTTATCTTCATCGTAACCTTGGAAAGGCTCTTCTAATGTCTCTGGGTTTTCAAATAAAGCTTTCGCTAATTCTAAATCCCCATTTTTAACGATGCTGATAAGACGTTTTTTAACTTCGTCTAATCCGTCTACTTCAATGTATTTTGATTTGAACTCTTCGTCTTTCTGATCTTTGATAGCTCTTTCAAGATTTTTGAAAGTTTCTTTGTCTACAGAATCTAACTCAGATAACAACTTCTCAGTTCCATCCTCCGTTTCAATAAGCACGTCTTCCCATTCTCCAGAATCTAATTTGTCTTTAATTATGTCAAAGTATACACTACTTGAATTATCAAAAACTATCTCATCTTTTTTAGGTTCGTCTTTAGCTTTACTCTTAGTCTCAACCTTTTTCTTATCATCTTCCTTATTAGTATCCTCTGTATCTATTGGATCAATATCTACTTCAGCTTCTTCTTCCTCCTCTTCATTAATATTAATGTCGATATCTGGTTCGTTAATTACTTGTTCTCCATCTAAGGAGAAATCGTTCATTTCTAATAATTGTTCAAATGACAGCTCTTGTTGGTTTTGTTCTGTTCTCATTTTCTCTGCAAAATTAATGGTTTTTTTTGGATTGGCAAAATTAGTTAAAATTTGCCTTTTTTATACTTCTGTTGTTAAATTATATTTAATTAGTTAAACAATCTTTAATTCTTGTTTATCTCTGCCACATAACGGTCATTCATCATTTGGCGATCTTTCTGCTCTATTTCCTTAAGCTTCAGCTCTAAGTCTCTACCAATACTTTCGGCTTTTTGTGATGCCTGTTGTTCTTGTAGGGCTAGTTTTCTGCTGTTTGATTCTATGTCGCTATTAGTTTTAACTTCTTTTAACGCCATATCAGCTTGAGCACTAATGTTCTTGAATGATTGTGCATCTGCTTGCTTATCTGCAGCACGGCCTTGAGCTTGAATTTCTTCTCTGAGAATACTAGCCTCTCTATCTTTTTGATTCTGTTCGGCTTTAAAGTTTCTCTCTTTATCCTTATCCATAGCCTCTGCCTGAAGTTTCTTATCAGCAAGTTCTTGTTCGTGTGCTCTTTGTGCTTCAACTTCTTTTTGTTTCTCTGCACGTCCTTTCTTACCAATACTTACAAGCTCTACTATTGTGTCTGCTGAGAATAACTCTGCATAGTCAAGTAAGTCGCTTCCTAAAGTATTCATATTTAATAAGGCTTGTTTCATTGTTTCAAGCTCTCTACGTTTCTTAGGATCATTGACAGGGAATACTCCAATTCTTCTTAGTGGAAAATCTGGATCAGAAAGATGCATAAAAATTTTATCTCCGTCTGAATTAGAGAATACAAAATCAACATCTAGATACTCCTTTTGGCAGTACTGTGCTATTGATAAATGGATCTCCATGGCTTTTCTTCTAGCTACTGCCATTGTGTTAAAAATGTCAGCTGTTTGCATATAAGAAGCTTCTGTACCTTGTTTTACTCCGGTGGCAGTTTCATACACACTTGGTTGTCCTAGCCTCTGAGGAGTTATACCTATTTGCTCTAAAGCCTTTTTTTGGTAGTACTCAGATAATTGAATTCTACTATTTATTTGCTTATCAAATGATATATCTTGGGTCATAAATGTATTCATTTGCCCATTGGCCCCAGCCATGTTCTGCTTAGTTGTATCCAATGGAACAAGTCCTACATCTTTTGCTAGATCTCTAAGTTTCTCTAGTGACTCCTCTATTGTACCATGGTCTTTGTACTCAGACGGTAAAAAGTTTATGTCAAACAAGAAGAACATACCAATCTCTTTCTCCAATAAGTTAAAAATCTGATTTAAACAGATATTATAACCAATTTGGTAAGGTCTTAGTTTCTGTGCTACAGATGATGAAATTACCCCAGCTACCGGAATCTTAACATCAAAGATATTAGATTCTCCACGTATTTGGTAAGGTAACGGTTCTACTGCTAAGTACAAGTTATCTGTTAAATAAGAATTACCAGCATTAATTTTAGTACCTTGCCAGATTTCTGGAACGTAGAATTCGTACATAGTATTAGCTTCAAGATCCTTTTGTATATCTCTCAAAGCTTTAGTTGTAACTTTCTTAATGTTATTCTCTGCTACGAACTCAGGTAAAATGTCATCTGTAACAATAGCTGTATCTTCATAGCCGGCATCTGTAGTGTAGTTTATAAACCACATTCTCTTCCAGCTTCTCCAATAACCCTCTGTTACTTGTAGTAAGTCTCTTCTTACGTTTATATCATCTCTCTGTACTGAGCTATAGCTAAAACCTAAATGGTTATTATTTTGGAAAGGGCTCAACCAGTTTGGTACTCTTTGTTGTCCATCTGGTGTATCAACTAGTACCTCTCCCATAGGTATGTCTAAGGCATCTTGAATTTGAAGACCTAAGTCATAGTTGTAGTAGTTATGAAAAGGAATTGTTTGAACTTGGCCAAACATCCCATTATTCATTGAATTTTTCCAAGATTGTACTTTTGCATCTGCATTGCCGCTTGAGGTCTCTGCATAGTTTGTGTTAAGCCTTTTTATTTCTTGAGGTGTTAACAAGTGTCCGTATCTTTTGATTATGTCTGATGGAGATATATAAAATACTCTACCTACATACTCGCAATCTTGTGGGTTTTCTGCTGTAACATCTTGAGAAAAGAATGTTTCTAGCGGAGACCATCTTTCTGGCTTGTAATAGTCGTATCCAATATAGTAGTTTCTAAAGAATCTACCAGTTATCAAGAAATCTTCCATCTCTTGTTTATCTAGCTTATCCATGTAGAATCTTTGTTGATCTTTTTCTACGACATGCTCCGCCCATTCAGCAGCTTTAGTTTTCCAATCTTTCATCTCCTTTTCTATTTGAGCAGGTGATATAATTTTGGCTTTTTCCTCTTCTAGCTGTTGTAAATATTGTTGTTGTTCTTCTTCTGATTGGAAATCTTGCTTGTTTGGATTTATTCCTACTTTTGCAAGTTCTATCTCTAGTTCTTTTTTGAATGTGTCTAATGCATACTCTCTTACTTTTCCTGATCTTTCTCTTAAGTATTCATTTTGAGAGATATCATCTATAGTATCGATTTTAAAGTCATCTTTTTGCTCTAGCCACTCTCCAACTAATTGTCTGGTTATGATACCAATAAAGTCGTAGTGTTTAACAAACGTAGGTATCCCAACACTGTCTCCTAGATCTCTAACTCTGTCTAAGATTTGGTTGTCTGGCTCATAGTCAGAATAGGCAAGCCTTCCTTCAAGCATTTTATACAAGTCACGAAATTTAACATTTTCGGAAAGCTGTAAAATACCTATGGATTCTAAAGCGTCAAGGCACTTTTTTTTCCATGGTAATTTCTCTTTCTGACTATCGGGTATAGTTTGTGTTGGGAGAGAGTGTGTAGAGGAAACCGATGTCCCTACACCATTGTAAAATGAGTGATATGATGATTCCATTATAGTTTAGTAAGTTCGTTTATTATATATTGTTCTTCTGTTTTTATACACTCTGTGTATCCTTTAAAGTTTAATTTTGGGTTGTATTTAAAAGCATTAAGTGCTTTTAAGGCTTTCTTCTCCATATCATATATTTCTCCTGCATCTCCTCTTATTTCTATTATTTTTGTATAATAATATGGCATATCTTTTTTATTTTTATACCTATTGTCTACTCCATTAATAGTTATACCTAGCTTATAAAATTTTTCATTTCTGTCTTCGCATTTTATTAAATATAATATAGCTTCTCTGCCTCTTGCCTGTAGCATATAGGATCCTCTGCTATACCCTTTGTTTAAATAGCTACAAGCTGGGCATTGTTTACCTCTTAGGTGATTATTTGGGGATTGGAAAAAAATACCATGCTCTTTGCAAATTATTTCTACTTTTTCTTTATTATTAACATAGTTTACTTTTGAGTAGTCATATTTTATACCGTGTTTTTTATAGGCTTTCTCTATAAATGTATTTGAAGTTCCTTTAAATACTTTACAGCATCTTTGACAGCCTTTTCCTAACATATGATCATTTGGCTTTTGCTCAAAATCTCCATGTATGTTACAAGTAATTATAACTTTAGTTTTATTATTTACATACTCTGCTTTAAGATACGTGTACAAGTTGCTATGAATTGCACTTGCCTTATTAATAAACTCTTCTGTTGTGAGTTTTTTCATTGTGTAATTTTAAAACCGCAAAATTAGTTAATTTTTTTGAGAGTGCAAAATTAGTTAAATATTAGTAAAACTTTTTTGCTCTCCCTGATCCACCATAAAGTCTTTGTGCTAGACTTTTTTCAGGTGTTTTTTTGGTATCTTCAGGTTTTTGCTTTCTCATACTAGATGCATTTGGTAACATGTAGTTATTAAATAAGTAAAACTCATACCCAAGACAAGACATAAAGGATGTTATCCTATCCACGTTATTGTCTTTTTTGTACATAATCATCTCATCTAATAATCCTATGTCATTAATCATTTGCACACCAAGTATTGTCTTCTCTTCCCCGTTGTCATCAATTATTGTAAACTCCTGCTTAGTATAGTTCTTTACAAGACCCAATAAAAACTTTTTGTTTTCTGGGCTAGGATTCCAACCATATCTTCTTCTACCATTTGATTGCTGAGTCATATCAGACTTAAAGTCCATAGACTCTACTAACCAAAGGTCAGTTGCTCTTTTTCTATCTAGGTATTCTTTGAATCCCATATCGGCATTCTCCATAAATACTCTGGCATTGAAAGCCTGCATTAATAAAAAGATCTGTCTGTATAGTTTGTTATGTGGGTCAGGTCTAGATGCAACAGAGGCTACAATTCTACCACACCATTTATCCATACCAATATTTACTTTGTATATGTGGAATGATCCAATAGAGTCTGTACCAGATTCTTCTTGCTTATAATCATCAAATCCACCAACGTATAAATACGGAACTGGTTTTTCTCCTGGTAGATCTTCATACAATACTACAGGGGCATCAATAAAGCCTCCTTGATGTGGATATTCCGCAAGCTCTTTATTAGTCATTTCATAGGTGATCTTACCATTACTCTCTTGAATAATAGTAACTTTTTTACCGCCTCCGCCTGATTCTAATAGATAATCTTTGTGTCTTTTTGCCTCTACTGCCGGGAACGGGTTCTCTTCAGATGACATAAAACAATCCTCTGGGTCAATTGGGTACTGAACTCTTCTTTGCTGTTCTAGTAGTTGCCCTTTTGTCCCTCCTATGCTTTTGGCCTCTAATATGGCATCTTTTAAAAGCTTTGTGTTATTCTCCCAGTTTGTTGTATGTATTGTTATCTTGCTTAACTCTTCTGCATCACTTATCCTTAAGAAATCAGAAAATGATTGCTTCTGCTTAACAAATCCTTTTTCATAGGCCATTTGTCCAGGAAAATACGTAGCAAACTTTCTTCTTCTCCAAGTAATATGATCTGGGTCAATGTGGTTCTCTAATAAGTCCCAATCCATGGGTAAAAGATCATAGGCCTCTGGATTAGATAGTACATCTACTGCATCTTTTGATAAGTCTGCCTCCCCTCCAGTACCTGCTAGTACAGTTACACACTTAAACCCAAAGGGTGTTTTAAATGAAGGTAATGCTGCAAGGTATGGTTTTAAAAAGGCATACTTACCTATCTCATCGTAGATAGATACTGATGGTGCAAGACCCGCAGTCTTTTGTGTTTTAGACTTCGCACCTGACTCTAAGTTCTGTACAATTAGTGTAGAAAATATGATAGGATTTGATGCATCCTCTTTTATACCAAATGTTGTTTCTCCATTTTCCCACTCTTGTTTTAAGATATCTATCTGTAATGGCTTATCAATGTAAGTCATAGATGTTTTAATCTTACTTGTCAATGCATTAATATCCGATGAACTACCACCAATTACTGAACCAAATGAGTTAAACTTAGTTATAGTTCTCCAGTGGGCCAAAGATGCTAGGATTACAGATTTACCAAAACGTCTTGTACCATACATTAGTAATGCTTTGGCATAGAAGTTTTCGTTTTCTGGATTTACAGATCTTACTAAATTTTCTGCAAAAAACCATTCGTTATCTCGTAAGTCTGGTTGTGTATTTGGTTCACTACCATCTGCTTGTGGAATTGGTGTTCTAAAAAAATTCAAGTGAAAATATAACCAAGGGTGTATAAAATAACCATTTATATTTACTCCATGCTTTATTTTATTTATCTCCTCTGTCCAAAACTGTAAAACTACCGGGTCTTGTGCAAAGAAGTGCTTCTTATTATTCCACTTAGGTATATCTCTTGGATTCATGTTTATAAACATCTCCTTAGAGGTCCTAACTGACCAGTCCACAGGTATTCTTTCAATAATCTCTTTTACGTCCTCTCGGAGCAGCATTAGGGGCTCTCGCATCAAGAGAGAGGCTTGTTTATTATTGAAGAATTTTATATCTGCACTTTCAATAGAATTGTTTATCTTAAGTTTTGCAAGTCTCTCTTGTATTTTTATCTTTTCATTAAATACCAAATCCTGAAAAACAACCTCATAAGACTTATACTCTACTTCATCTTCTGTCTCAGCCTCTTGGGTAAGTACATCCATATTGTACTTCAAGTAGTCATCACACTTCTTGATGTGTAAGTTTATAATGTCAACAGTTTCGTCTATAAAAGACTGTGTTTTTTCAAGACCTCTGTCTCCATCTGCTTCTGATATAAACACAGAAAGCCTACCAAGTATTGACGTGGTAAGCTCGTTTTCCTGTTTAAATAAGGCCTCTTTAGTTTTTTTAGTAGATTCAGTAAAAGATCTTACATCCTTCTCAATTTCCTTGAGCTCTTTCTCTTTGTTCTCTACATCAGTTTGTTGTATGGATAATATCTGCTCTGAAAAACTTTTCATTGCAGCCTCATACTTTTTATTGTCATTCCAGTAGTTGCTTTCAATTACTTTCCTGTTTCTTCTAAAATACTCTTTGTGGCTCTTTATAAAACTATCTACATAGTCTGACATTAATTATCTTTTGTTTTTTCCAGCATTTGTTTGAAGAAATCACTTTCTAGAAATTTGGCTCTTTCTTCTTCCAAAGTGCCTGGCTCTGTTTCTACTAACTCTCCTTTTTCAATTACAAAGACTCTTTTAGGTGCCCAGTTTTTCATCTCTGAGTAGAAGGTTTGAATATCTTCTTGCAAACCTTGTCCTACAACCTCTAAGTAAGTCTCTATACTAACGATTAGTTTAAAGAATAATATCTGTAAATCTTTGTTGTACAGTATTGTATCTACATAAGTGTGTACTAAAACCTGTTGCAACTCCTCTACAGTTTTACCCTCTACAACCTCTTTCAGGCTAGATTTATCTTTGTAAAGAGCTTCATTTTTAGCCTTTACTACCTTTTCGAACTCTTTGTATTCAACGTAAAGAGATGCTACTTTATCTTTTAATAATTCCATATTACAATATTTCTTTTTCTTCTTGTTTTGTTCTTTCAATAGCTGAAAAAATCTCTTCATCCGTAAGTTCTAAGATGTCTGATATTTTCTTAGCCCCTGTTAATCTAAGAGCACTGTATAATAATTCTCCTAAAGTGTAGTCTGGGAATTCCTTTGAAAATTCTTGTAACTCTCTTACTGCGTTGTTTTTAAAATTCATTTATTCTTGTATTTGTCCTGAAAGGTTTATTTTTAATGTTTTTTGTTCTCCGTTTTCTAAGTATCTTTCTAATACCCACTGATTAATAATTCCAACTTTGTTGTTGTCATAACTTATTGTTATCTCTACACCATCTGGAAGTATCTCAACGGATGGCATTGTGCAACCGCAGGATTTTGTAATTGCTAAGTGTGCAATATCTTCTCCTAATATCTGAATTTTCTCAGATATCTCTGTTCCTTTTTTTAGAGTTCCAAAATTTAATTTGTACTCTTTGTCTTTTTCTATTTCCTCTATCTTTGAGGTCAATCCTAATTTCATATGTTTATTATAAATTGTTCCACTTATTTTCCGGGCACATATTCTCAGGGTCTTCCTGAGAGCTTTTAAAAATTAAATTACATCCACAATTTGTGCAAATTGAATTATCATCTACGCTGACACGCATTATAAAATTTAATGTTTTATTCATCGCCATTTTAACTTGATCTTTAAAGGTTAATTGGGCTTTGTTGTCAGAATTCGTTGGGCAAATCTTACATACCTTTAGCCTCTTTTTTTGAAGATCTGTTAATGTTTTTTGATATTCCCTCCTGCTTTTTATTGCAAGTCTAACTTTACTTAAAATATTTGATATGCTCTTCATTGTGTGTTGTTTCTAAAATTTTCCAATACTTGTAAAAAAATGGCAAGATATTTCTTGGTACATCTTTTTCTCTATGCCTTATAGAATTATGAACTAATGGTTTATTAAAGTTTTTTAACTCACCCCCATCTTTCTTTTTAAGAACTTCACGTAAGTATCTTATTTTTTTCTTTAAGTAATCATACTTCTTTGCACGACCAAGATAATTGACCAAACACATTCCAAGATAGTAATTAAACCTCATCTTACCAAGATTTGGAAAATTTACTAATACCAGTTCTTCATCTGCCTGTATCGATCTTTTGAGATAAAATATGTTATGCTTTATTATATCTGCTATTAGCTCTTTATCTTTTCCTGTTATTGCAGATAGCTCTTCTACTATATCTTCTGTAAAGTATACCTGCTTACTGCTTTTTTTGAAAGGCCAGGACATACACTTGCTTTTTATTTTTTACAAAACTATCACGTACACTCTCCATGTCTGGAGATAACTTACTCATTCTTAGATTTTTCTCGCTTGACATTAAATATCCCTTATCTCTAAGATGCACATCTGCCACTCTAATATCACCATCTTTTTTCCCAGTATCCTCCTTTATGAACTCCTTTGTCTCTTTGCTATAACCATTCCTAATATAATAAATTAGTATTAGTCTTTCAAAGTTTCTTAAGGGAACATCCTGCGATATTGAGTAGACACGTAAAATCTTATCAATAAGATCTATTTCGTTTTTGTACTTACTTTTTAATGTTGGAAAACTCACTTGCTATTATTTTTGTACAAAGGTACGAAGCTATTTTGAGAATTCCAAATTATTTAACAATTATTTAACTAATAATTATCTTGTATCTCAATAATATTATTAGTCATTGGTTGAAATCTGAAAGTATTAAAGAAGAAAGATTCTGCCATTCTTGACATAACTCTTATTGTTAATACTGGATTCATCTGATACAATCTGAACAAATCAAATGTAAGGTTGCTTATAAAATCCTCGTTTTCATCGAGGTACGCTGTAGAAACTATCTTTTCTGATACATCTTCCCACAACAAATCGTAGAACTCCTCATAGGTAAGTTCTTGAAATTCTGAATAGGTAAAATCTTTTGTTGACATATTAATTGGTTTTTATGCAAAATTACAAAAAAGATTTCTAATATCCAAATAAGTTAAAAGAATAGTTAACAAATTTGGAAAATAAAAAAAGAGTTTGTATCTTTGCAAAAATATTTACAATTTTATTTTTTTATTTGAAAAAGGTTTTGTACCTTTGCAAAAAATATAATTAATGACGTGTGGCTATCTGAAAAGATTCACGTTGCGGTTTCGTATAACCTATGCTAAATGGAAGAGGGCATTACTGTTTTGTAATGAAGACCGCCAGAGGAGGGCTGTTTAAGATTTCAGCCCACTTACGAACGTAGGCAGCTAAATAAATAATGCTGTCGAATAAGACAAAGCGTCTTTCAGTATACAAATAAAAAATCTACAGCAGGTCCTTGGATTCGGTGTTTTTCCGCTGCTGGCTCACCTTACTTCTTCTTTTATTTTTAAAGAGGGGGTAAGGGGGTGTTTTCCTACAAAACATTGTACCACAAAAAGGCGGTCTTCTAAGGAACAGCCTTAGAAAGACAGTACTGAAAATAATTGTAAAATATTTACATAAAAGTTTTGCAGTTTAGTATAATTGTTGTATCTTTGCAAAAATATTTAAGTATGTATAAATTAAGAGATTACCAAAGTGATTCAGTTGCAAAAGGTTTGGAACTGCTTAACTCAGATAAGTCAAGACGAGAGTTACTTGTGTTACCTACTGGTGCCGGTAAATCAATTGTAATAGCAGAAATAGTAAAGCAGTTAAACGAGCCTGTGGTTATCCTACAGCCTTCAAAAGAGTTGCTTGAGCAGAACTATAAGAAGTTTATAGATGTTGGCGGTGAAGCTACTATATACTCGGCATCTGCTGGAGTAAAAGAAATAAGTAAAGTTACCTTTGCAACTATAGGTTCTATAAAGAAAGCCGTCAATGAGCTAAAGAGACTAAAAGTCAAGAAGCTTATTATTGATGAGGCTCATATTGGCGTAAAGTCAGGATCACAACTACGCTCTTTTTTAAAAGACTTAGGAATAAACAATACACTAGGACTTACCGCAACACCATTTATATTGGCGAGCTCTATGAGTGGTGCCGAGCTTAAGATGCTAACAAAAGTAAAAGGAAAGTTGTTTACTGATATTGCTTATGTTCATCAAATAGGAAGTATGGTGACCGGAAGTCACTGGACCCCTCTAGAATACCGTATAGTTGAGCAGGATGATACATTTTTAAAAGTTAACTCATCAGGATCAGATTACACAGAAGATAGCATGAAGAGCTTCTATCAGAATAATGACCTACAATCACAAGTTGTTGATAATGTAGAGCATTGTTTGTATGAAGGTTCTAAATCAATACTAGTATTTGTACCCTCTATAGCGGAGGCAGAAATTTTATCAAATAAGATAAAAGGTTCTAGATATGTTAGTTCACTATCCTCTAAAAAAGAAAGAGATGAGATAATTGAAGGTTTTAAAAATGGAGATATCAAGGTTGTAATAAACGTAGGGATCCTAACTACAGGGTTTGATTATCCAGAATTAGAGACTATTATACTAGCAAGATCAACAATGTCTTTTGCACTTTACTACCAAATGATTGGTAGAGGGGTTCGTATACACGATAATAAGACAAAGACCGTTGTTATTGATCTTAGTGAGAACTATAAAAGATTTGGAAGAGTTGAGGATTTTACTGTAGAGTTTATAAAAGGTTATGGTTGGGGTCTTTTTAATGGAGAGTTTCTAATAAGTAACTACCCGATAGAGGCAAAAAATAGACCAAGAAAGTCAAACCTTGAGAAAAAGTACAATCCTAATATAGCAAAAACAGTAGGTGTTACAGTGTCAGGTGTTGGTACAACTAGGCTTACTTTTGGTAAGTATAAAGATCACACACTCAATGCAATACTTGCTAAAGATAAAGGTTACCTAGTTTGGATTATGGAGAATTTTACATTCAGACCTAATCAAAATTGGCTGAAAAAAGAGATAGCAACTTTGTTAAATATTTCTTAAATATATTTGTTAATTAGTAATTTTTTTGTACCTTTGTACACAAATTAAAAGTAAATTATGGCAGAAGAAAAAGACCCGTTGTTGGACGTACTTGCGAGTATGGACAAAAGATTTGGAAAAGGTGCTGTTATCGTAGGTGACACAGTTATCCAAACAGAAAGACAAAGTACAGGTTCATTGGGAATGGACATTATCACCGGTGGTGGTTGGGGTAAAGGAAGAATGGTTGAGATATTTGCACCGGAAAGTTCAGGTAAGACAACGCTATGTATCCATACTATGATACAGGCTCAAAAGGATAACCCTAACAAAAGGGTAGCTTTTATTGACGCAGAACACGCATTCGACAGAAACTACGCAGAGCATTTAGGATTAGACATGAACCAAGTAATAATCTCACAGCCTGATAATGGTGAGCAAGCACTAGAAATTGCTGAAGCTTTGATTGCATCTGGTAAAATATCAGTTTGTGTCATTGATTCAGTTGCTGCATTAACACCAAAAGCTGAAATTGAAGGTGAAATGGGGGATTCTAAAATGGGTCTTCATGCACGTTTAATGTCACAGGCTTGTAGAAAACTTACAGGTATTGTTAGCAAAACAAACACAGTACTTCTTTTTACAAATCAGATTCGTATGAAGATTGGTGTTATGTTTGGTAGTCCAGAGACAGTTCCTGGTGGAGAGGCTCTTAAATTCTATGCTTCTACTCGTATTGATATGAGAAAAAGTAAAGGAGACACAGACAGCGAAGGCCATGTTATTAACAGTAAGGTAAAAGCCAAAACTATTAAAAACAAACTTGCTCCTCCTTTCCAAGTAACTGAGTTTGATATCATATTTGGAGAAGGTATTGATAGAACAAGTGAAATATTAGCTATTGGAGAAAATATTGGAATTATCAAAAAAACAGGATCATGGTACAATTACGGTGATACAAAATTAGGCCAAGGAGGTGCTAACGTAAAACAACTGTTGAAAGATAACCCAGAATTAGCTGAAGAGCTTGAGCAAAAAATTAGAGAATACTTTAATATCTAGATATGGCAGTACATAATTGGATATACCAAGGACATGATATAAATTCAATTACTGATATGCAAAGACATTGCCCCAAAGTATGGGGCTTTGTCTATAAGCTTACACTGAGAGATAAAAAATCAGGAGCTGTAGCATTTGAGTACATTGGTAAAAAGAATGTTTATACGAAGCGTAAAAGAGCTTTTGGTAAAAAGGAGACAGCCGCTCTCAAAGATAAAAGGAAGAAAGCGTACGAGTATGTCATAAAAGAGGGAGACTGGAAAGCTTATGTATCAAGCAACAAGTATATAAAAGCAAACAGCACAAAGTATGATATCTTTCGTGAGATTATAATGTTTTCTACAAATGATAATGACTTGACTTATCAAGAAGCAAAGCATATTATCTGTTCTGATGCATTAGAAGATCCTAAGTATCTAAATGATGGGGTATCAATAAGACGTTTTGGTAAAAAAATAATTGATTAATAATATGCACATAGCAAAAGAAAAAGCAACTTCAGCTAAACCGGCCAGAGTGTTAAAGAACGAAATAAAGTATAAAATTACTTTAGACGAAGATCAGAAAAAGGTAAAAGAGTCAATCTACAACTCAGAGATAATTGTTATAACAGGTTATGCTGGATCAGGCAAGTCCTTAGTTACAGCACAATCAGTTTTAGATCTTATGTTTAAGAAAGAAGTTACACAAGTGTTGGTAACTAGAGCTGCAGTTGAGGTTGGAAAGTCTTTGGGATTTTTACCAGGGGAATTAGATTCTAAATTTGACCCTTATATTGAAGCTTTCCGTGATAACTTATACAAGTGTTACGATAAAGATAAGGTAGATAAGCACATCAAAGAGGGCCAGATACAAGGATTACCTGTACAGTATATTAGGGGTAAGACAATTGATAAAGGTCAAGTGCTAGTAGTAGAGGAGGCACAAAACCTTACTAAACACGAAATGTTAGCTATTTTAACAAGACTTGGTAAAGGAGGAAAGATCATCATAAATGGTGACAATGAACAAAGTGATATTAAGGATGGCTACACTGGATTGCACTATGCAATGGATTTATCAAAAGCTATTCAAGAAATTAGCTGGCACAAACTTAAATCAAACCACCGTTCTGAGTTGATTTCTAAGATATTAGACTACGAGCACAATAAAAAATAAAAAGTTTTTAAAAAAAGTTTGGTAGTTTAAAAAATTTGTTGTATCTTTGCAAAATAAATAATAAAAGTATGAGCGAAGAAGTAAAATTTAAGTATTTTTTAAACGGTGCTCCAATAGAAAGAAGTAAAATAAACTTCGAGCAAAATTTAGAAATCAGAGTCGTAGGTAATAAGGTAAAAATTACCACGCTCGTAAAAAAAGAAAAGTATGAGTAAGAAGTCAAAGCCGCAAAAAGAGTTTATTGATTTAACAATTATTACGATGGTCTTAAAAAAAGATGTCGGGGATAATTTAGCAAAATCTTTTTTAGACACACAAGGTGTACAAAAAGATGATTACGGTAGAGATTATGAGTACTACAAAGAGCTTGGGATTGACCCACCGGAAGATTTAATGGAGATGTCAGACAGTCCTACTAAAGCAATCTTCCAAGTTAAGCAAGAAGATTTAGAAGCAATAGAGACAAAGACTAAAATTAGGCCAGGTGCTATAGTGTTTTTCTCAGAAGCAGACGGAGCTTTACCAGGAAGTACTGTTTACCTAGATTTAGATTATAAAATCAGTGTAAAAGAAACAATTAAACAAATAGAAAAGAAAATTAAAAAAGTAAAGAAGAATGGCGTTAAGTAAAAATTATTTGCAGTTAGAGTTTGGATCAGGTAAATTTTTCCAGTACTCAAAAGAGGTTTTAGATGGATATGCACAGCATACATCAACAAAAGGTAATGTAAGTTACAGAAAGTATTACTCAGATGGAGTAACAGGGGTTTTAGATTCAGTTTCTATCTATGATGGGAAATTCGGTCAACAAATATCAATCAGTTTAAAAGACGGTGATGATATTTATTACTTGCCAATTTCTATTTACGATCAAAAACAACAAGTAGATAATACTTACGCAGAATCTTTGATCAAATTGTTACCTCAATTAGAGAAAGGTCAAAACCTTACAGTATCTGGATATAACTTTGTACCTGAAGGAGAGAAGTATTCTAGAATTGGTCTTAGTATTAAAGTTAGTGGAGAGAAATTGAAATCTGCTATCACAAACAGCTACTACAATAAAGAAGGAGTTTTAGTAAAAGGAGATATCCCTGCATTAGAGTTCGTAGAAAAGTTAGGTAAAAAGAAACCGTCTGCTACATCTTTGGAAGCAAAAGACACTTACTTACTTGCTTTATTAGAGAAAGAAGAAGCTAGATTGACTTGGAAAAAAGATGAGCCAGCTCAACAAGAACAAAAGGCACCAGCTGCTGAACCAAAAGATGAGGCATCTGCAAAACGAGTAGCTCCAGTTACACCTCAGGAAGCTTTTGAGGCACCTGTAGTTTCAGATGACGATGATGATGATTTACCATTTTAAGAATAATTAATAATAAAAATAGAAGTATACAATGGAAGTAGTTTCAAAAATTAAAGACGAACAATTAACTAAGTTACAAGAGTTTAGAAACTTTTTTACAAATGCTAACATGGCATTAGGCGAAACAACCCTAAACTACGAAGCAGCTAAAAAAGCAATCCTATCTCAAGTAGAGCAAAAGGACTTAGAGTTCAATGAGTTCAGAGCAGAGTTAGAAAAAGAGTACGGAAAAGTTAACATTAACATTTCTAACGGAGAGTTTCAAGTAATTCCGGAAGAACAAGTTGAAGACCAAAAACCTGTATAGTATGTCAGCAGAATTAAAAAACCCAATGAATTTTGGTTATCTTGGAGATGAGCAAATTACAATTAGTGCAAAAGAATTCATGGCACTTAAGGTTGCAGTAGAGCACGGAATAAATGCAACAGCCGAAAGCTATATGCCAGAGGTATTGAGATATTTAAGTACAGCAGATGGATCTCATGTAGAAAATCCTTCTGCAGAGGATATCAAATTAGGTGTTGTAGTTCCTGTTACTGACAGAGAGGCAACATTTAATGCAAACAACGTAAAGTTTAAGTATTCTTCAAAACTTACTGTTGATATGGTAGACGCTCAACAATTGATTATGGAGATCCATACAAGAAACGTTGAAAATGGCGTAGCTAAATCAAGAGAAGAATTAGAAAAAGCAAACGAGTTAACTGAGGTAAAATAAGATGGGAGACGAGCAATTGCTTTCACTATACCTTAAACAAAGCTTGGCTGCCGTTAAGCAAAATTTAGGAGGGGTATGTACTTACCTCTCCTTTTCTAAGGAAAAATCGTTAAATAAAGAAACGGGCATTATGGAAGAATATGATGCTTTTGTTGCAAAGTTGTCTAACGAATTTGGTGGTAAAGATAAAGTGGTTTACAGAATAAATAAACCCTTGGATCTGTTAGAAGGAAGTGATTTCAAAAACTTATTGTATAATTTACAAGAGAGAGCTTATGAAAGAGGAGAGTCAAATACAGAAACAGTATAATTCTTTCAAAGAGTCTGGAGATTTAAAAATGTTATTCCCGGGAATGTCGGGAAATTGGGAGAAAGACCAAAAAAGATTTACCAGAGTCTGGGAGGATAATCAGAGATTATTAAAAGAAGCAGAGAGTTTCTATAAAAAAGAAGAATAAATAGTATGTTAAAATTAGGAGCAGAAGCTAAAGAGGCCCTTATAAATGGGATAAACACTGTATCAAATGCAGTAAAGACTACGATGGGTGCTGAAGGTAAGACTGTTATCATCGAGAATAAAATGGGGTTTAAGCCTCACATTACTAAAGATGGTGTTACAGTTGCAGAAAGTATTCATTTGGAGGATGCTTATGAGGAGATGGGTGCTAAGTTAATAAAAGAAGCAGCAAGAAGAACCGTGGACTTGGTTGGTGACGGTACAACTACTGCAACAGTTATTACTCAGGAGCTTATTAACAAAGGAGTAGAAAAACTAGATTCTGGTATTTCACACGTAGAACTTCGAGAAGGTATTACAATTGGATTAGAGGACATTAATGTTGCATTAAAAGCCTTGAAGAAAAATGTAAACGACAAAGAGGTAAAGCAAATTGCTACTATTTCTGCCAATAACGATGAGGTTATCGGAGGAATTATTGCAGAGCTTTACAAGAAGATCGGAGTAGATGGTACAGTAGACGTACAAGAAGGAATGACAAAAGACACTACAGTAGATTACATCGAAGGTATGTCAATTGATAGAGGGTGGTCATTACCACACTTTGTAACAGACCATAGTACAGGAACTGCTGTTCTAGAAGACACTTACGTGTTGATTTTTGACGGTAAGATTAATGCAGTTGGAGACGTTGCTGAGTATGTGAGAAAAGCTCAGTCCGAAGGTAAGGGGTTGTTGATCTTCGCTGAAGATGTCGATGAAGGCGTTATGACAATGCTTGTCAAAAGTAAAATGCAAGGTACATTCAGAGTATCAGTTAGTATGAACCCTGATTTTGGGGTAAACAGATCTAACATTTTGGAAGATCTTGCTATTTTCACCGGAGCAAAAGTTTTTAGTCCAAAATTCTCAGAAAAAGCAGTTTTAGGCCATGCCTCAAAAGCTATATCTGACAAAAACAGAACTGTTATAATTTGCGATTCGCAAAGCGAGGATTTATTAGGCAGAATTGAAGTTTTAAAAAGCCAGGTTGAGAACACAACAGACACAATTGACAGAGAGAAGCTTTCAAAAAGGTTATCAAACTTAAGAAATGCTGTTGCTATTGTCACTGTAGGCGGAGTTACTGATCTTGAAGTGAAAGAGAAGAAAGATAGAATAGATGATGCCGTTAGTGCAGTTAAATCTGCCTTAGAAGGTGGATATGTTGCTGGTGGAGGCTCTACTTTATTGTACATCTCTAAGTACAAGATGAAAAAGAAGCTAAAAGGAGGTCAAAAAGAAGGTTATGAGTTGATTAAAGCAGCTATCCAGAAGCCTTTTGAACAAATTTTAGCTAATGCAGGTATGGATAAAGAGAAGTACGAAGCTAGATTAAGAGTTTACGGTCAAGGCATCAATGTTAAGACTCGTAAAGTAGAAAACTTGTTAGAAAAAGGTGTGATTGACTCGGCCAAAGTTGTACAAGTATCTCTTGAGAACGCTACTTCAGTTGCTTCTTTGGTCCTACAAACAGATTGTTTAATAACTAGTGCAGGACTATAACGCTATGAAGCCAAGTATGAAGCCATTATTTGAAAGAGTTCTACTAAAAGTAGAAAACTTAGAAGAGAAAAAAGATTTGTTCGGTATCGATCAAGAAAAGCCAAAAGTATTTTTGATTGATGCTGCAACAGACTGTAAGGAGATTATCCTTAATAACATCGGATCAGAAGTTTTGTTCAACGGTGTTATTGCAGAGCAAATAGAAGAGACAGACGAATACAAAGTTGTACTGACTCATCAGACTAACCTATTAATGATATAGAAGAGATATGGAGACTATTAATAGTAATTTAACATTAACAAGTAATCCCTATTTGGGTAATATCCCAACACCAGGATTAGGACTAAGTGGTACAATTAGTAACGGAACTAGCTATATTTCTAATTTACCAAGTATTTGTTTAACAAGTAAAAAAGCACACATGCAAGTAAAAATTGGAATTTTTAAAGTGAAGAGAGACGAAGATAACAATATCATCTCTTCAGAATTTGTAAAAGAGTTTTGGGCAGAAAAGATTGATGGAGTATCTATCGACCTCTTAGCAGCAAAAGAGTTAGAAGATAACTTTAATCCAAAAGAAGTTGTAGTAAAAGAGATATACACTGTAAATCTAAATTACTAAAAAAATCGGGGGCAGGGTAATATTGTTTGACAGGTCGAAAGACAGAACTGAGCCTGGACAGCCCCCAAATATAGCGTTAAAGTGTAAAGGTTGCATTCTGGTCTCATAAGCCAGAGGGGTGGTTCGAGTCCACGCTACGCTACTAATCTTGCTGTGTCTGAGTGGTCCAAAGAAGAAGTCTGCAAAACTAAAAGTCGTGGGTTCGAATCCCTCCAGCAAGTCTAAAGAAAGTAAGATGATAAAACAACAGTACATCCAGATGAGAAACTCTGGAAACATAGATGTTAATTGGTTCTATAAGTATTTTATAGAAGAGGGTGGGAAAGCGACTCCTCAGGACTTCTTTGATAACTTCTATTACAGAATAGAAAAGATACCAGTTCCCGGAGGATTTGTAGAACACAGAGAAGAGAGGGACTTAAGGCCCATATTAACACACCTAGATAAGAAGTTTGATTTAACACTCCTGTTTGATAAGACAGGTCAATTTTTAAAAATAGTAGGATAATGGTAACAACATTAAAATTTTATGCAACATGGTGCGGACCGTGTTCAGTAGTATCGAAGCAGTTAGAGGGATTAAACCTACAAGAAGTAGATTTGGACCAAGATGAAGAGGGATTGGCAGTAAAGTATAAGATCAGAAATGTACCAACATTAGTCTTCCTAAAAGACGGTGTAGAAGTTGACAGACACTCCGGACTTATTACAAGAGATGGTTACTTACAAAAAGTAAACGACTTAGAAAATGGAGGATAGTAAAAGATACGTATATCACTTTGATAACCCAATAGATTGGGAATCGGTACAAGAGCTGATAGATATCTTGGCCCTACACGAAAAGATAGATTTATTTTTTACCACAGAGGGAGGAGAAATAGCTGAAGTAAGAGTACTTATACACTATCTGAACACTAGAAAAGACGACATTGACATTTATCTTACAGACGTTATTATGTCGGCCGGCACATTCCTATTGACAGATTACCAGGGAAAAATTATACTGACAGAAAGCCTAGACTGTATCTTATTTCACAAAACAGATCGACAAGTCTACACAAGAAGACAGCAGTTTGTCTCGATACCAATCCTACTAGAACAGTTGGATAACGATAACGAGCTGATGGCCAAAAAATTCTTAGATCTAGGGCTTACAAAATCCGAGATTAAGGAATACAAAGAAGGAAAAGACGTAGTACTCTACAGAAAAGATTTTAACAGATTAAACATAAATAAAAAATGGACCAATACCAAGAAAAAGAAGTAAAAGAGTTGTCAGTAGGACAAACACTAGTTGGGCTTAGCTTTAACCCAAGCAGAAACACCAAAGTAGACAGAGTAAAAGAACTATGTGCAGAGTTAGCTGACATTGTCTATGAAGACTTTGATACAGACGACAAAGAGCATGAGTTACCTCATATCAAACAAGAGATCTTAGCCTTGATCAGAAACAAAGCTTTCGAAGATATCTTATCAGCACAAATGACAATTGTAAAAGCATTAACCTTTAAACTATAACAGTATGTTTTGGACAACAAAAACCAACGCAGTCGATCTATCTAAAAAAAGGGTAGACATTTTGAGCTCTTTCTTGAAAGTAGAAGAAGACTTAAATAAATTAGCACAAGAGCAAGAAAACTACTCTAGAGAATTAGAGGATCAAATCAATGCCTTGAAAGATGAACAAGACCACATTGAGGGAGAAAATAAACTTACTCAAAACTTGTTGAAAAACTTCAAGAAACTGTTGAGCTAGAAATGATAGATCAATTAAGAGTATACAACGTAGGCGATAAGATACGAGTTGGAAGTGAAAATGATGGGGGCTACGTGCTCCCATTACAAATGTTAGAAGACAGCGAATGTTTGTTTAGTTACGGTATAGCTGAAGACATTACGTTTGATGAACATTACATCGAGCTTACTAACAAGAAAGTATACGGGTATGATCACACAATAGACGGTGTTGATACAAAGCATCCTGATCTTTTTACTTGGTATAAAAAAGGAATTTCTGGAACCCCTCAAGAGGAGACAGACAACTTTGTGAACCACTATAAAGAACTTGGCATATCCGGAAGAGCACTGCTCAAGGTGGATGTAGAGGGTTGTGAGTACGAATGGTTAGCAAACACTAACATAGAAGAGCTCGCCAACATCACCACAGGTATTGTACTAGAGGTACACAGCTTAGAAAACGACTTTGTCAGAGATAGGTTTATCCACCATATCAAAGAATTAAACAAACACTTCTATATTTGCCACATACACGGGAATAACTGTTCACGGGTTTTTAGGTATAAAGATATAGATTTTCCGATGGTACTAGAGCTTACATTTATTTCGAAGGCGATAGTCAAAGAAGCTACTCTTAGCAACGAGGCTTTCCCAACAGAACTAGACAGCCCTAATAATAAATACCTTTCTGACATAGACTTAAAATTTATACAATGATAAAAACTTACAAAGACTTGAAAGGTAGAATTTGGGAAGGAGAGGGTATCCCTAAGTGGGTATACAGATCAGGCTCAATGAGTCTAGAAGATCTACCTGAAATCATAAAACAAATCTACAAAGAGTCAATCATAGACAAAAACCCTGATTACGAGCTGTTTTATTTTGATGACGCAGATTGTGAGCAGTTCATAAAAGACGAATGGGGAGAAGATTATTTAGAAGCATACAACATCTTGATACCCACAGCGTACAAATCTGATCTTTTTAGATACCTGCTCTTGTATAACTACGGTGGAATTTGGGGCGACTTTACACAAGTATCCTGGGTCCCATTTGATGAGATCATACAGGGGATGGATAGAGTATTTTGCCTAGACCACCCAGCTACCTTTACAGATACGGAATTATACAATGCAATTATGATGGTAAAGCCTAAAGACAAAGTAGTTAACAATGCAATTGCAATATCTAGAGGTAACATATTGACTAGAGACTATTGTACTGGACCATTAGACATAACAGGACCAGTTGTACTAGGTGAAGCATTCAGAGCAAGCGAGTATCACAATGCCCCCTATAATACAAAAATCTTACCAGGGATCCACAATAAGACTAGGATCTTATTCAATCCAAATTACAATCCATTAATCCTAGATGAAAATGAAAAGCCTGTGATAGTTAAAAAACTAGGTTTCCATGTAGAGATACTATACAAACCAGACAATAAACATTACCAGAGAGCTTGGCCCGAACGTACAGTATTCAATTACTAACTATAGACCCTTCCCTAATACGGAGGGGTTTTTGTTTTGGTACCCCCCCCCCTCTTTATCCTAGTAATCTAGTAGGGTTGTATTTTTAGGGAGGGTATTTTTTGACCGTATGTGGGGGATACCCTAACCACCATAGCTATAAGCCCGCCAAAATCTTGGGGATTTTACCCCACCCCCCCTATTTTTATATTGATGTCCGATAGTTCAGGAAATAGCCTTAAAAGAGTTTTGACTTTTCAAAGTTATTTTTATACTATTTACTTATAGTAGTGTGTAGTGTTATAGTCTTAGCTTATAGTGTGTATGTAGTAGTATGCTTGTAGGCTTGTCCTTTTCTTGTCTTATCTAGACTAGTTATAAACTACTATAATTGTTAATAAGTTTTTATGTATTTACTTGCGTATGTGATAGCAATAACAGAGGTACGTATTTACTGGGATTTTGCTTGTATTGAAAGAACTATTGTTTTTAATAGTAGAGTACCATAAGCATTATAATCGTTCAATATAGAGCCTTATTTTAAGTTTAGTAGGCAGTTTCTTTGTGAAGCCCCGAAAACATTGGGCTATAAAAATAATTGAAACTTTTTTACATAAACGCTTGTTTATATCAAATTAATTACTACATTTGTAGTGTTGAAAGCAACCAGCGTTGGAAGCACGTTGTAGCCTCTACTAAGCCACGAGCCGACTTCTTTGAAATACTGAATAATACCTAACATAAACGGCTAAGCGGTTGAGCCGATTACCAACCGCATAACTCTCACATTTATATACTATGACAAATTTTGAAGCAATTAACAAGTTCATGTACTTCGGACACAACTTCAACCACGATTTTATCGAGCAAGTTTGGAAAGCCGAGCCTAGCATGGCAAACCACTTAAGAAGTAAGTTCAACATGTATGCCGAACGCTTAGGCAGTGGTACACAAGGTTACTTTCGTTGGTTTATGGAATTAGACCAAACCAATAAAGAAACGCTTACCAATTGGATTGAAGCAAATTACAAAGGATAACATTAACCAACCCCCGAAAGGGGGTTTAACTCTCACACAAAATGAATACAAAAAAATTCCCGATAGCAGTACAAAGAAAAGTGGACGCTATCAATTCAATGATTGATGAAATTAATCAAGCCGATGCAGTGCCTTACACTTATGCGGGTGGCACTTACCCTTATGCAGTTTACATTAAGCCGATAGTTATCAAAAATCAATTTGTGACTATTGAGACCGAAAAATTAGGGACTTACATAGACGGCAAGGAAAGGTATAATGTTAATAAGGTTTCCGTATATGGGGACGAGTACTGCAAGAAACACTTAATGTATACCTTAAACATTATTCATAAGACTTTTAAAAGCACCTTAAACAAGTAATTAATCAAGCCCCGAAAGGGGCTATAACTCTCACATACAATGGACAAATTAAGAACTATCTACAATGCACTAAAAGAAGAAAACAAAGATATGAATATATCTTTTAATCATTGGGTCGTACGTACTCAAATAGCATTTGATTATAGCTTAGAAAATAGGTTTTACCCTATCAAAATAAGAAACAAAAATTATCAATTTAAAAACGTTAGTCTTATAAGTAAGAGCAGTGGGGACACCTATTACTTAGTAGAAGTAAATGGCTATTTTGAGTTTTTTGGAGTAGCATACGAACCTGATTGTGATGGGGAGTACTACTATCATCAAAAACTTAGCATCTTAGAAGTAGCTGAAAATATGAATGATTTTCAAATTCGTGAGTGCTATACCCATGAAATATTAAAAGACTTGCAAAAACTTTAAATAAAAAGCCCTCGAAAGGGGGCTATATTAAAAATAATTACTATATTTGTATTGGCAACGAAGCCAAACTTTAAAAACATACACAATGAATATAATCGTAAAAAACCCTAGACTAGGTAAGGCAATATTAAAACGTATGGCAAAGGAGCATAATTTTGATGCTGATAACGTTTTTATGAACCCTGAATTTAATTACATCCAAACTATTGATCCCAATAAAAAAGATGCTGATTTTTGTCAAGTTGAGTACAAAGGTTCAGTTTACCAAGTGAAGTACTTTGATGGATGTTTCTTCCCATACTTAGTAAAAAAATAATCAATAGCCCTCTTCGGGGGGCTTACAAAACAAAACAAAGATGAAGACATTAGAAAAATTTATAGATTGTATGAATAAGGTATTATTCGGTGATCAAAAAAACGTAACGTATAAACACTTTTAGGCATGAAGACAATTGATATATTATTCAAGGTATTATTCGGTTCACTAACAATACTCAGTTTTATTGGCATCTTCTTATCAGAGACTGCTAGCCAATACTCATGTAGTATTTACATGACTATTTTATACGGGTTGGGTTTCTATGCACTAATTAAAATTGGATCTTATGGTAAGTTATAATGAAGTTTGCAGAACGTTTGAGTATTCCGTTGGGGGTTGGACGTTAATATGTTTTTCAATGGTAGAGTTGCAAAAACAAGTAAAAGATATATATGGGGTCGATATAAGATCCCAATTAAATTGAGTGTGAGAGCTTGATCAGGGGGGGACGAAAGTTTCCCCTTTTTTTTATGCAAAATAATTTTTTTATTCGGAATTAATTATTATCTTTGTTATGGCAATGAAGCCAAACTAAAACTCTCACGTTATGATCACAAAAGAAACTTTTAAGTATTTTATCGAAACAATTGATCCTGAAACAATGCAAACTGAATTAGGTAGAGCAAGTGATTTTATACTATTTCAAGCCCACTACTTTAATGTAGGCAGTTTTGCTACTATCGAAAGTATGGACTACAACTATGAAGTAGAGCAAGAAGCAAACGCATCAGGCAACCTATTCTGTGATAAGGATGAGTTTTTAAGGTTGTGTGATGAATTAGAAGTATTTGAGTACTAAATTAAGGGGGCGGAAGCCCTCTTTTTTTATGCAAAAAACTTGCGTATGTAAATAGTATTTATTATCTTTGGTATAACAAAATGGGGTACGATATGGATTAAGAAAATAAATAGGGACAAGGATTGGACAACGGGCGAAGTGTAACATCAACACTGGAAGAGTAGACTCCGTCCTACCTATATGTGAAGGGTTTGGTAAGGGTACGTTTGGGTAAAGTTACAAAAAAATTTTGGATAAAACAAATAAAGTTATCAACATAAAATTGTTAATAAGTTTATAAAATAATTGTTGCAGCATACAAACCTTTGGCTTATATTTGTCCTGTGATTGTAACGAAGCAATTACTTAAACTTTAATCTTATGAAGACCTATATTGTAAAAACTATGCACGATGTTTATTTAGATGACTATAACGAGGGGGAAGGCAACTATGCAAACTCTTATGACTTAAAAGAGGAAGTAAAAGCGGAAACTCCACAAGATGCAATTCAGCAGTACTTTGATAAGCATTTAGGATATAAGTTCAACATTATTGATGCCTACATTCCACACAAAGAAGAGGAAGACGCACCTAAAAATGTTTTACACTATTCAGTTTTAGTTGATGAAAATAATGTAGAAGTGACTAGTAAAGAAGACATAAAACTTTGGCAAGAGGGTAAAAAACAACTATATTCTAATCATATATATTTATTAATATACCAAACAATACATTCTGAAATATAGTTAATTTCGGGGGTAAGAAAAAAAAATAAAAAAATTACCCCCTAAAAGTTGCATATTAAATATAAAAGAATTACATTTACATATAATTTAAAAACTCACACAAAATGAAAAAAGTACACACACCCGACAATGTTGCTCACTTATGGGCAAACCAACACCAAGAAGAAGCACGTACACAAACTAGTAATCTTTACTTTTACGGCACTGAAATTTATTCATACGGCTCACACTTTTGTATAGCCAAGCACGTACAGAATGGGGTTGTATTGTTTACTGAAAGAGATTATAGTAACACTACATCCAAGCATAAAAGTATTGTTAGGTATGCTTGTAGCCATAAGGAGATAGTGTATTGTTACAACCCAATAGGAAGCCACGAGCAAAACTTTCAAGCGTGGAGACAAGAGTGTGAGGGGTACATTGAAAAACTAGCTAAGGCACGTAAACCCGAAAAGTACATCCAAGAGTTAGAGGGGGTAAAGTATAGAGCCGAAAGGTACGCCACTTTGTTTGATATTTCAGTACCCGAAGAGTTATCTAAAGCGTGGGCAATTACAGATAAGGAAGAGGTCGTTGCCTATATGGAAGCAAAAGCCGAAGCCATCAAAAAAGAAAAGGCAAGAAAATTAAGACTTGCTAGAAAGAAGCACAAGGAAGAGGTACAGAAGTGGAAAAACTTTGAAACTTATAGACTGTATTCACGTGGAGAGTACGACCTATTGAGATACAACAAAGAAAACAAACGCTTTCAAACATCACAAGGGGTGGAGATACCTTTGGCAATAGGGTTAGGTATTCATAAAAGACTAGCCAATTCAGAAGCAGTTGAAAAGATTTTGGAGTTTGAAGTTAAAGAGATAACCCCGAAGTATATCCAAGTGGGTTGCCACAAGGTAGAGCGTAAAGAGATAGATGCAATAATCAAACAAGCACAAGAAGAGTAATGACAAAGTTTACCATCATAGTGGGGACGATACATTTTTTCCCCACTCACGCACTAATCAGTTCTATTGATGAAGTGTACCAAGCAAGTAATTTAGAAGAGTTAGAAGCGTTGGAAGATACATTTGATAGAGATGCAACCCAAGACGAGGGGAAAGACTATCTAACTATTGAAACCTATACAGGTAGGATAGAGGTAACAAACGAAACATTGAAAGCCTTAATTTGGGGTTAATTGCGAATTCCGCAAAGAATTAGGGGGGGCAAATGGTATAACCCCCGAGATTTTCGAGACCCCTCTTGAAAGATTATCAGTAAATGGGGGTTTTGATTGAGAAAAAAATAATCGGCTTAACAAAGAAACAGCATAAAACTAATGGTACTAACTAAAAAAGAAGCATTAATACTAGAGGGAGAGATAATAAAAGGCTCAACCAAGTACGAGATAAGAGGAACAACCTTTGAATGGAAACGAATCCCACAACTACCTAGCCAAAAGAAACGAGAGCAATGGGCAAAGGAAAGAATAGCCGAATGGATACAAGCAGGGGGAATAGACGGAATAATAGACGGAGATAGTGGTAGAAAGTAGTGGTTAGGGTAAGGGAAACTAGAGTGGGGGGAGACAATTTTTAGCTAGTTTTGTTGCTAACTTGTTGATTTCCACGTTGTTCTAAAGGGGTGGAGACCCCCTCCAACTGATATTAGGGTGGTAAAGAGTAGTAAAAAGTGGGTGGTAGTACCCCCATATATAGTATATAGTAAAAAAGATAATTATGGAAAGGTCAGAAAAGATAAGTAGTATTCTAGGAGTTATTCAAAAGTGGGGAGGATTTAACCCTAATGAAGTAAATGAAGAGTATAATGTTTGTGTTGGAGAGTTAGGTGGGTTAGTTGCAATTGTTACGTACTTGTCCCTAGATTGTATTGATGTATCAGTATATAGTCCTAGTAGTTTCTCTAGTGATAGTTTAGTTGATTATACGATGATGTATTCAGAATTGACTAATGATGTATTAGATGAGTTGTTATTGTTATCTATTAGGTATGATGATGAGAGTTCAGAGGAAGAGCATTTATCAAATTCAGCAGTAGGGTATTAAGGCAGTTTCTTTATCAAGCCGATTTTATTTTAAAAATATTTCACTAAACACTTGCACAACTAAAAACTAATTATTACATTTGTCTAACTTTAATACAAATAATTATGGAAGCAATATCATTACAAGAGTACGCAAAGAGATTAGGGTTTGAAGAGAATATACCAACTACTTTGCAAGAGATACAAGACTATATGGAAGAACATTTAGATTGGACGCTTTGGGACTACCCAGTAGAAGAGTATGAATACGCTTTGAACGAGGTTCATAACGGAGACAAAGATGAATTAGTTTTAGTAGAGACAGACTTCGGGTTAAGAATTTGTGAAATTTAAAATTTAGAAACAATATGAACTTATTATTTTTTAGCTTGAAGTCAGACTTCGAGGATTTAAGGCTTATAGCCAACAACGAGGCAGATTTAGAAAACTACCTAGTAGAAAAGGGATACAAAAATATCCACTTTCGGGACTTAAGAACTTCTTATGGGGTTTGTTATCTATCCTCCCAATACGAAAACGAGACGGCAGAATGTTTTTATGTAAGTAAAATTTAAAATTATGAAAGAAGACAACGAGTTATTAGCAAGGTTTCTAGGTTATAGGCAACCGCATCCCGAATACCCTATTTCAACCTATTGGTACAAAGAGGGGAAGCAACCGCTCACTATTTTATTATTTGATACTAGTTGGGATTGGTTAATGGAAGTAGTACAAGAGATTTCAGATATACTACAATATAGCTTGAATGCAACACTAGACTTCTTATCAGAGGAGCAAGGTTGGGACGGCTTATGTACTAAAGAAGAAGTTTACAAGGCTTGTGTAGAATTTGTACGAGAGTACGCAAAAAAATAATTAAAAAAAATTAGTAAAAATCAAAAATTAATTTGTACATTTGTACAACAATTTAAAACTTAAAATTATGGAGACAAAAACAAATTGGGACTTTGTAGAACAATACTACCCTAACTACTCATCTAGCGATGAGATAATGCACAACGAAGACTTATTGAAGTTATTAGAGGGACAAGTAGATACGGGAGCAGATAGTGTTTACAATGAGATTAGAGAAGAGTTGCTTATCTTTGATATAGAGCCTAGAGAAGAAGAGATACTAGGACTAGCACAACAAAGATATTCTGAATCTCTAGCATCAATTTACGGACAAGCTATTCAAGGTTATTTAGAAACATTAAAAGAGTAAAGAGATGAGTAAATATTTTATTATTGACGGCTATTGGAAAGACGACCTATTAGAGTTCAGAGACTTTATTGTCAGAGAGTATGACGATATTGTAGATGAAGAGCAAGACAATGAAATCTTCTACTACGGCTTAAGCGAAGCAGAAATCCTAGAATCAATTAACAATCCCGATGAGAGCGGACTAGAGTTCGTTGTTACAAACTATAAAGAAATAAAATTATAAAAAATAGTTGCACATTAAAAATAAAGTTGTATCTTTACCAAGAATTTAAAACTAATGATTATGGAAAAAGAGTTCCCAAAAAGCAGAAAAGCTCTTAAATCAGAGTTGCATAAGTTATGCAAGAAAAACACAATGCTATCAGAGTTCATTGATACAATTTTTTATAACTACTCGGATAAAGAAATCCTAGCATTTGATTTATCAAATTGGTATTGGGATTTTGAAATAGGGGAATTTTCAAGTTTGTTTTATTTGAGAAACGAAGATTTGATAGAGTTTGATGAAGACCTACCAATAGAAGAGAGAGGTTGGCAACAAAACACTTTAGAGGGGTTATTTGAGCAATATGCTCTTTATGATGATGAATTAGAGAAAGCAACCCTTGATAACGGCAAAGTAATACTTTTGCTAGACCAAGATGATTACCTAGAGTTTGTTATATTAGATAAAGAAAAAATACAAGGAGGGTACGCAATCCTATAAACTTAAAAAACATGGAAAATTTAGAATTATTTGCAAGAAAATGTACTTGTTGTGGTGGTGGAATGAATGACGGATATGTGGTAGGCGGTGGTGCTGAATACTATTGTTCTGACAATTGCCTAGAGCAACACTATACACCCGAAGAGTGGAAAGAGATGACTGCTGAAGAAGAGGAGGACGATTATGGCTTCTCTCTAGGTAGCGGAGATAACTATTGGACAGAGTGGGATACCGAAGACGATGACGAAATGGAGTATGTTCTGTACAAGGACGAAGTAATCGACAGAGAAGACTTAAAACCTAGAGTGTTAAGAGAAGACTTCTTAAATTGGTTGTTTTCAGATAGCGATGACGCAAAAGGTCTAGGTATCAGAGTTATGAAAGAGTTAATGGTAAGTGGTACTTCTACTACTAGTGTAGATGAGTTGTTTTACGAGTGCGGTTATATTCCCGTACACATCCTAGAAAATTCAGATATGTTCGATGAAGACCAAGAGTTTGACCCAAGTGAAGTAGTTTTATTATACTAAGAAATGGATATAAAAATAAACATAGTAGAAGTAGCATCAGAGTTAGCCGATAGAGACTTAGTAATCTCATACGGAAACGAGGGAGGTAAAAACATATTTCCAAATGGTCTTTTAAGAAATCTTGAAGATGAACTCTCTTATACAGAGGAAGCACAAGATTACTTTAATGCAAGATACGATTTTTGGTACGACTTTTTGTGGAACTTAAAAACAGAGAATTAATCATGCGATACACAGAAAGACAACAAGAGATTGTAGCATTTTTAGAAAACCTAGTACATAGGAGATTTAGTCAAGAGAGATTAAACGAAGCATTATCAATCTTTTTTGGGGAGGACATTGTTTTAGAAACTGCATCAGAAGATGAGTTACCAACAGATTTCAACTTAATATTTAACCTAGAGCGTGAAGACCAATATGGATACTTTGATATTTATATGTTACCTATGCGTACAGAGGGTTATGACGGAAGTACAATGTATATAACAGAAGTAGGATATGAGTTCGAGTAATGAATTAGCAGTAGTATCATCGTACATTATGTACTATGACTTATTAGAATTCAGTATTAATGGTAGTTTCTTTTCAAAGATAGACAAGGCTATGGAATTGGCAGAAAAGTTTATTGAAAGGTACTCACACGAATACAGAACAGATTGGACAGAAAAAGATTGGGAAGAAACACTAGAGAATTTTATAATTCTAAACACACAGAATTAGATATGAGAACAATTTATTATGTGGTATCTCCACAATTAGAAAGTATAGACGACATTCAAGAATGTAATGGTTGGAAAGATGTTAGTCTCTACGAAGTAGAAGATGGTGCAATGGTATCTATTGGTTTCTTTACAATGCTAATGGCAGAAGAGACATACAAAGAGGTATCTACATACCTAGAAGAAGATTATTCACTAGACCTTGAAAAGATAAGGTTAATACAACTTTAGTTATGAAAAAGTACACAGATTTATCAGAGCAAGAAAAAGAAGCACTAGAAGAGAAGTTCTTTCTTACAGAAGAAAAAGACGAGATATTCATTGACCAATATGGAAGACCCTATGCAAAAAAAGACGGGTTATTGTATTTCTCAATGAGAACAAACCAAACAGAGTATTCAATTAAAAACAAATAAAAATGAAACAAGAAGTAGTAAAAGTAGTAGCAGAGTTTGACAAAGTTATCGCAAAATCTAGCCAAAGAACGGTTGAAGTAAAAAGAAATTCCGTTAATAGCGGAGCAATACTGACCTTTAAGGGTTTGGTTGCAAATGTTGGTCCAGAATCAGCAGTTAGTAGCACTTTATCAGATTGTGGGTTAGTAAAAACAACAAAGCTAGGTCTTACAACAGAATCTCTATTAGAGTTGTATGTAGTAATACAAACTTACATCGATGTTGTATTGGCAGATGAGGTAAGTGAAGAAAAACCAAAAAAAGTTAGGAAAAAAGATAATTAATCTATATCTTTGCAAAAAAATATTTAACTATGACAAGAATATCAGTAGGAGTTAGAGCCATAGAGCTTTGTGATGCACACTTAATCAAAGAGAGAATTGAGTTGTTAAGAATACCAAATGCTATTAAATCAGGAAAGGCGGTTGTAAAAAACATACCTAACACATTCACTCTAGGTACAGGACACGTCAAATTCTTCTACGATAAGCTAGGTTATTTACAGCAAAGATACATAGAACTCACAGCAGAATGCTTGGAGAGAGATTTCAACATCACAGACTTTTCAGATAGTTTCAAAGATTTGCCCCCGAATCTTTGTAAAAACTACGAGGAAACAACACAAGACAGAGAGGTTGTAGTTCAGAGAGTAAACGAAAGATTACTAGGAATGAAAAACCTAAAATACAACAGAGAAGCAATTGAAGTAGAACATTTATTAATCACACCATAGTATGTTAAATTACGAAAGATTAATGAGCCACAACCCGACAGAGTACGGGAGAATGATTAACTCTAAAGGACAAGAGATTATATTCTTAGAGCATCCTTTGAGAGGGGACGAGACACCAGTAATATGTGCGTGTCCCCAACTAGAACTAGCTGCTTATAGTACTTTCTATGAATTAGATGATATGACCGCAGAACACAAAGATTATGAACCTAACTTCCAAGACGGAAAATTCTTTATTGGAGATTTTATACAAGACTAATGACAAAAGAAATATCAATGGGACGCAGATTAGCGTTTGTAAGACAAGATATAGCAAGATTGCTAGAAGAACTGCCAAAAGAGGTATTAGATACTCAGATTGATGAGTATTCTACTAATCTAGGAGAGATACTTAACGGAATTGCAATAGCTTGTGATGAATCTAACCAAGAGCCAGTATATTGGATAAGAAATTGGTTCGAGGTATTTAGGCTAGACGATGAGGGGATAAAAGAAACTATTGCAGAGTTTGACACAAAAAAACAAGCATTGGACTTTATGTGGGAACGCTCTTTAAACTATCCAGAAACAGAACTAGGCTATGAAGAGTGGGAGAGCAACGGGGAAGCAAAAGGTATAAAATATTAATAACAAGAAAAAAATATAATATTATGTTAAAAGCAATCAAGAATTTTCACGACAAGTATAGCGACAGAATTAGTGTAGTACTAAAGTTTGTGCTAGTATTAAGTTTTGCAGGAACAATATTTTTCATATTCAGACCTGACCTTAACAACAATTCAAATGTATCTCTCCCCGAAGAAATTCAAATGGCAGAGGTTGGAGATACTTTAAGAGTGTATAAAGTTAGCGACTCTATCTATGTGGAGTTTGTAAACCGTAAAAAGTAAAGGTATGAGAATTATAGTACAATACCAACCAAGAATTTCGGGATTAGCTATGGTCGTTATACAACAAGAAGTAGAGTGGTCTATGGTTGCAAAAGATGACCCAAACCAAAGACAATACTCTACTAGTTTAAGCATAGAGCAACTGAAAGAGTATGATATAGACAATGTCTTCGATAAAGACTTAAAATACCTAGAGGGGTTACTACTTGAAAAAGTTGAATATATTGAGTTTTAGTATGGCAAAAATAATAATCAGCCTTAAGGAAGTAGTAGAATATCTCGAGAGTATAGAAAATACTCCTCCAGAGACAAAGAAAGAGATAATTGATACATTGTATCAGATAGATCAAAAATATGGCAGAAAATGGATATTTAGCCATGTCACGAAAAAGTATTATATTGATGAATACAATCAGTATGATGACTTTGTAAAAACTTATATATTTAATCAAGAATAATATGGCAGTAGAAAAAGTGGTATTTTGTACCAATACGGGATTTAATATGTTTTTAAACCCTAATTTTGTGGAGCATTTTATTGATGTTCCGGAAAAACCTAAGAAGGTAAAAGCAGTAAAGAATCAAACAAAAATTAAAACTAATAAGTAGTATGGTAGTTTGGTTTGTATGTTTAATAGGTGCTTTGTACACCTTATCAAAATTTAAAGTTAATTAATATGCCAATAGTAGTGTTATTCACAACAATATACGTAGTTATTTTAGCTACAACAAGAGACTAAAGCTTTTACGGAATGAGAATCCTTACATACCCTGTAATGTTGGTCGTTACTATGGTCGTATCACTACACTGCTGTAAAAGCAAGAATCATATATCAGTGTAAATAGTAATATGGGTGGCTTTTCGGAGAGACGAAATAATTTAAAAAAAAGAGATGGCAAAAACATTAGTAGAGTGGTTATTGTTTGAGATGTCAAAAAATGGATTACTACCAAATGGTATTCCTGATGAAATTCACAAAAAAGCCAAAAAAATAGAAAGGCAACGTATTAAGGATGCCTATATGTTTGGGAGATTTGAAAGCGATGAGTTAACCATGCAAGATGAGTACTATATGAATAGGTACTACAATAGAGTAACTAAAAAACAGATAAAATGACAACAATAGGACAAGAAAAATTACAACTTATGCTACTTTTAGTAGTTATTACAATCATTTGGATTGCTTACGAGATTTATCTTATGCCTAAGGGCAGATACACAATAGAAACTAACTTTACATCTTGGAAGACAGATGCTTATACAATCACAGAGGATGGTATAGTTTTTAAAACGCACTTAGGACAAGAAATAGAAATCCGTGGTAAATACACGATAAAAGACTCGAAAGAAGATGAGAAATAAGATGTCAAGAGAAAGAGCAATAGAAACTCTTTACAATATGCACCAAGATTTTAAGATACCTACAAACTTTACAGAAGATCACAGTGAGCACGAAAGAGCAGTAGAGCAGCTTATGGAATTAGGTTACTTAGTTTGGGAAGATTTTTTTGATGAAGACAAAGATAATTTTTGTCAGTAAGCTATTATGAAACTAATTTACATGGCAAAGACATTAGAGCTGATTGCTAAGACAAGAGGAGTAAAAGCTGCTAAAGATTTAGAAGCACTTGGGACAATAGAATACATGGGAGAGATTCCCTATTTACTAATTAGAATAAAAGAATAAATTATGGGATTTTTTGAAAAACAGGTAATACTTACAGAAGAGGAGCAACAACTTTTCGACATGATTTCAGCTATGGTTAACAACCCTCAATGTAATATTGATGTTGATCCAAATACTATGCAGTATCTTTTAGATATAGAATCTTTACAATACTTTGTTATTATTGATAGTGTAGGGGTAGAGTTTAGTAATCACAATTTTTGTGTAGCTAGAAGACTAAGTTCTAAAGGCTTAGACGCTATAAAGAAATTAGTGGCAGATGAATCTTCTAGGAGATGGGTATTAAAAAGAGATACTATCTCTAAGAACCAAAAAGACTTAATAGAAAAAATTAAAACAAACGTAGGAAATGGCACAAACTAATCCACCAGTAAAAATCTCTGACTTAATCAAGTTTTCAGAGGTAGATTACAAAGAGACTAAAAAGACTTTGGCTACAATGAATCAGATGGTTACAGAATATGTAAAGAATACAGATGACCTTGACGGCCTAGAAGATCTTAAGAGAAGATTTAATAGCTATTTGGTTTACCTTGCTACATATTATAGTAAAATCAGATGTTTCCGTGAGAACTTTGAGTACCTAGAAGCACAGAGAAAGAGAATCAAGTCAGAAGCTATCGACCATATTATGAAGAATAGTGATGATAAGATTTCTATCTCAGCAGCAGAGAAAGTAGTTTACTCAAGCCAATATTACATGGATAGAATAAGTTTGATAGAACAACTAAAGCAGTTCTTCTATATAGTTGACTTATCTTATCAGAATTATCAAGACGTACAAAGAAGTATTTATCAATCAATCTCTATATTATCAAAAGAGAAACAATCAACAATTAACTAATTATGGGAACAATTTTTATTATCGGGTTTTTATGGCTATTGGTAGGGTACACTTCTTGCAAAATTACTAGGTACGCCTGGGAAGTAAATTGGTATGAAAGCTTTGGGGTTCATTATGTAGATGATTCTGAATTTTTCAACCAAAAAGAAGAACTAATTCACATAATCATTTCCTCACTAGGCGGAATTATAACAGCAGGAGTAATGGTAGCTCTAACAAAGCCATATAGCTCGGAGTCTATTTACTATTACAAAAAGAGTCTAGGTATGGTGTTTAGATATAACAGAGAAAAAGTAGAGAAGCACTATGGCACAAGTAAAGTATAAGTTAGTTAGAAAAGAAGACGGCTTAGTAAAAGAGTCAAAAGACATTAATTGGGTAGAGTGGGATGAAAGAGGGTCTTTCAAAGAAGTACACAACGAACCTAAAGTTGGATATTCTGCAATAGTAGGCCCAAAAAGCATCTCGTACTCTTGGTTAACCACACCAATAACAGAGATTTTAGAACAGAGAGAAGATTACTTACATTTCAAAACAGAAAATAGTGAGTATGAACTTTTTAAAGAAGAAGATTTAACAGATAAAGATTTAATGAGTTAATTATGGAAGATATATTTATAGAAGATGTATTGGGTTTTTTAGCAGGCAGCTTTATAGTATTGCTTGTATGGGTTGCTGTTTCAGGGTTATTGTATATGATGCTAGACTCGACAAAATTAAAAAGTGGTAAAAGTTTAAGAGATTATATCTCTATAAATATTAAATTACCAAAAAGAGAAAGGTTCTTGACCAAAGTAGATCCAATCTACGAGCTAAAAGATACTGATTGGCAGGGTTGGTGTATAGTAAAGTGGGAGTTAGATTATACAGATAATAATGTAGGATTGCAGTTTTTGATGCTATTATTGATTTACCCTATTAACTTATACAGGTATAAGTACGTAGCTAAAGGTGGGATTTTTCTAGGGGATAAGAAATACACAGACATTAATGTAAGCTTAGAAGAGTTCTACGAAACGCAATGGGCTATTGAAAATGCTGAAGAGTTGGAAAAAGCTGCTCGCAGAAAAAAGCTAAAGGATAAAAGAGATAATTTGAACAAGGTGTTTAACGAAAATTACGAATAATGGGGGTATTTATTATGTCAGTACTAACTGCATTTTTTATAGTGCAATTAATAAGCGGTGCTATACTACGTTTTGAAGACGGGTCTCCGGCTAAAGATAAGGATATTTTAGAGTTTTTAGAAAAAACCGATAGAGAGTACACTAGAATTACTTCTACTTGGACAGGTAATTTATACATATATGGTACTACGCATCCTCGTATTATTAGAAATCCTAAATGGTTTCTATATTACCCTTACACAATAGGTGGGGTTGGTGCAGTGCCAAGATGGTACAAATCAAGAAAAGTAATTGATGCAAAATTTGCTGAGCTATTCAAAGGTAGTCAGTACGATACAAACAAACGTAAAAAATTAGGGTTAGATTAATATGAAACATTTTATAAATATATTTGTACTACTAATTTTAGTAGGGTTTATAGTAGGGGTTACTTTCTTACAAATAACTTACGGAGAAGCTTGGTTTATAGCGTATATACCACTGCTATTTGCGACCCTTTTTTGGGGAATAAAATTAGCAGATGATTATTAAAAATAGATAAGATATGGCATTTTATACAGGAACAAAACAAGACTTATCTGATATCCGAGAAATTGGAGGTCTGTACATATCAGAAGATGGGAATCAATGGTCAACTAGTCCATACCCAATTCATCGAGAATTATACAGACATTTAAAGTATGTTAACTTGAGTTTTAAAGAAGCCTATGAGGCAATGCTAAACGGAACTTCAAAGGCATCTAAAAGAGTACAAAAATATGTATTGGCTAATTATAAAGCCATGAACCCGCAAAATAAATAAAGATGCAAGAAAAACTAAAGCAAAAATTTGCACAGAAAATGTTGGATGAGAAATTAGATTTCTTACCATTAGAAGAGTCTCTACAATTAGTAGAATGTGATATTAACTTAGACACACGGTTTTCGTGGGTATGTAGAACAGAGGAGCTTGAAGATAATGGAGAGTATATGCCAACAAAAGAGTTACTATCTAATCTTCAACAAATTTATGGCGAGCCTGATGATTACCATTTAACAATTGGTAAAAAATATGATGAGTATGATGAGTTTACTTTAGAACTTGCTCCGGCACCAACTTATATAGATTTAATCAAATAAATTATGAAACACAGAGAAGAAGAATTAGTTCCAGGGCAAGTCTACTACCTTGATAACACGAAAGAAGATTGGGCAATATTTAAAGAGTATGATGCCGAAAAAAATGCATTTTTTACTCCATTAGAGGGTTCAAGCTACATAGTAGATGAAGTAAGTAACACTATTGGGTTTGCCGGAATTTTGGGAAGAGAGTGGGAAATTAAAGAAGATTAATATGAAAAGAATATTTTTACTATTGTTGTTAGTGCTTTCACTAAATTTTGCTAACGCACAACAAAAGCAGTTCAGAAGAATTTATACAGAAGTAGCTGTAACTAAAGGGGACGATACAAAGAGAATAGATGCTGTAAACACTATCTTTTTTAACTACGGCAATAGAGCAGTACTTAAGATATACAGCTCCGACAACACAATTACTTTCTATGATCAAGTAACCGATATTGATGAGGGTAAAACATCAGGTGGTATGGTATTTCAATCTGCTGTGTATAGACAAAGAGGTACAGGGCTAGAAATAGGGCTCCAAATGTTTGATGAAGCTAAGTATGGATGTAGGATTGTCTTTAGTGATGAATCAATGATACAATTTTTACCATAAAAGCTTGCAAGAATAAAAAAGAAGTATTACCTTTGTAAAAAATTTAAAACAAGAATATGAAATTATTAAGAGACATTCCAACTAACCACTTCGTAGCAATTGACATTGAGACGGTTAGAATTAAGGAAAAGTACGAAGACTTATCACCCGAATGGCAATCAGCTTGGGAGTATAAGAACAAGCAATCAGGAGAAGTTCCTTATTTTGAGGAATTATCAGACTCTTGGGACAAGACATCATCACTATTCGCAGAGTTTAGTAAAGTATGTGCAGTAAGTCTTGTGTTTATGATTGGGGAAGAAAAGCTAAAGTTCAAAGAGTTCTACGGAGAAGATGAAGCAGCTTTATTAACAGAGCTTAGAGATTTCTTACAGAGAATGGCTCAAAGTGAAGGTGGTAAAAACTACAGATTAGTAGGACACGCAGCTAAGTACTTTGATTACCCTTTCTTATGCAAGAGATACATAATCAACAGCATCACTATTCCTACATTGTTAGACACAGCTCACTTAAAACCTTGGGAAAGCCGTAATCTTTGTACAAATGCCGACATTTGGAAGATGGGCGGAACAGGTGCGGGCAGTTCTTTGCAAGCATTGTGCACAACATTAAACATCCCAATCTCTAAAGTAGATTTAGTTGGAGATGAAGTAGGATCTGCTTATTACAGAGGAGAAGTAGAAAGAATTGCTAAGTATTGTACGTTAGACACTATTGCTACATTCAACGTAATTCGTAGAATCAAGGGAGAGAGAGTGTTTGAGTTTGATGAAGCAACAGCAGTAAAAGAGGGTGGTGCAACTAAATTAGTTCCAACAAAGAATATTGCTAAGCCAGTAGATGTCCCTAAAGAAGAGCCTAAGAAAGCTCCCGTAAAGAAAGTTGCAGAAAAAGTAGATACAACAGATCCTGAGGATGTATTGTTTGCTAAACTACCACTATTACATAAGTTGATTAATGCAACAGAGATCTTAGATGAGACTAAAGAAGAGTTAAAAGACTTACTCAAAAAGAAAAAGTTGACTAAGAAAGATAGAGTTATCGTAGAGGATATTTTAGTAAATATCTATATAAATAACGAGATGTTTAAGTCGGATAAGCCGGCATTACAAGAAAGTAAACGTGCAGAAATTGCACAAATGTTAGACAGTATTTAGTATGGGAGAGACAAAGATGTTAGACTTACCAAAAGTCTATGAGAATGAAGGAGGGAAGTACCCCCAACACATAGGTAAACCTAAACTCAGTTATTCGGCCTACGGGTCGTTTACTGAGGAGGCTTATCGAGGAGAGTTTTTTGCTAATTACTTCTTGGGTATCAGAGGAGAGGGAAATATCTTCACAGAGTATGGTAGTAAGTGCGGAGAGTTCTTAGAGAAGCTTGAGACATCAGATCTTTCAGAGTTTGATATTTCTGTACTATCTCAGATTACAAGGCCGGAGAATGCAAAATACGAGGTTGAAGTAGTTGTTGATAGAGGTTCTTATGTTATCCAAGGATTTATTGACCAAGAGTACCAAGGGGAAAATGGTTTAGTAATCCAGGATTTAAAGACTGGGGCAATTGATAAGAAAGCCAAAGACTACGGAGGAGATGATTATCAACAAACAACTCTATACGCTTATCAAAGAGAGTTAGAGGGAGAGAAGATTGCTTATTCAGGTGTAATGCTAGTAGATAGAAAAGGGAACGGTCAAGAAAAGTATCCTCTTAGATTAACAGGAGAGATTGCTTACATACCAACACCTTACTCTAAAGAAAGAGCAGAGACATTTTTGAATAAGTTTGATAAGGTAGCTAAGGAAATAGAAGCCTATCATAAAATTTATAAAAAATATTTTAAATAAAGCTTGCAGGATTAAAAAATAGTTTGTATCTTTGCAGAAGAAAATAACAACACACTGAGAAAGGCAGTCAAAGAGGTAAGAATTGGTAGTATTTATAGCCCACGCCCTGATATAGCAGTCGCCTATATTGTGACGACTCTTAATGTAACAAGGAACATTAGACCTAGCTTAGTATAATAAAGTAGAAATAATCCTGGACTTACAGAACCAGTGTAAATAGTAAACTACCTTATTTCAACCTTGATGACGGTGTGTTTTTTAAAAAAGAAAAAATGAAGTATTTAATCAGTATTATAGGTATCTTTTGTTCAGTACTTATATTTATGAAGTTGTTGTCTATGCTGAATGCAGGAAACACTCTTATGAACATAGCAGGATTGATCGGGCTCTTTTTATTAGGGTTCGTTATTGGAAAAACAAAATTATTCACAAAATTTAAAAAGTAAAGAATGAAAAAAGTATTAGGGTTATTGAGTTTAGTATTAGTAATGACGTTTACATCATGTACAACAGCAGATTCTTCTGAAGTGGCATTGGTAGTAGATCAGATTGGAAATGATAAAGGTGTACCAAACATCGAAATGGCATCGGGATTTATCTTCTATTTTCCACCAACACAAGATGTTTATATGTATCCAACATCTGTACAACATAAAGTTTGGACAGCATCAGTAGATGAGGATTCTCCAACAGATGAGCATATTGACGTAACATCAGGAGATGGAGCAACGTTTGGATTAGATGTAGCAATTAATTTACAATTAGAACGATCAGCAGCACCAACTTTATTTACAAAGTATAGAGTAGATATGGATGAGTTGATTAATACAAGAGTTCGTAATATCGTAAGAAAAGAGTTATTAGATAATGCAGTAGGATTTGCGTCAGATAGTTTACTACAACATAGAAATGTATATGAGGCAGGTGTAACACGCACATTGACAAAGTCTTTAGCTAAAGAGGGTTTTATATTAAACAACATTGCAGTGTTAAAAATGTCAATTCCGGCATCTTATAAAAAAGCCATTGAAACAAAGATTAGAGTAATTCAAGAAACAGCTACTATTAAGTCTCAAACATTACAAGCAGAGCAAACAGCATTAAAGAAAGTAGCATTGGCTAAAGGTAACTATGAAGCAGCTTTATACGAAGCTAAAACAAAAGCTATTTTATCACAGCCTAAAATGTTAGAGTTATACAGAGCTGAAACAGAGAGAGTATGGGCTGAACAAGGTGTATCTCCTTATGGATCTAATAACGTTTTTGGTGCCGGTACAGGTATCATGTTGAATAGAAAATAAAACATAAACCACACATAGAAAGACAAACAAGTAACAATGGTGGATGGACCACTGAGGGCGAAAAATTTAGTTACAACACAATCAAGAGGTGTTATGGTTGTTGAGTATGATAAAAATTCCTTGAATGAAATAACTGAATCTAAAGGTTACGTAATAAGATTAGGTACTTTATCCCAATCTTGATGGGTGTGAGGTTTTTATAAAAGGTTTCAGTTCCTATGTACAAACTGGCAGGTAGCGTGCTAAAAGCTCACGCATTATAGTTAACCTTGTAGTCGATAACTTTAGTAGGTTAAACATTGAAGCCTTTGTAAAAGAGTAACGCAGAAATTGCTTTTAAGAAAACTAATAATTTCCTCTTTACATAAAGATACTATCAGTAATGGTAGATGTGTTGTTCCCTTGAGAAAGGAACCCTTAAAGCATACACACCGTAAATAGGGGTGTACAACACAAATGAGTTCTCAGCAAGTGGTATTTTGTCAGGCTAAAAGCGACATCCTGTAAAGCACGCTTTTGACCACGTGACCCTACTCTTATTAGTGAGAGCCCTTGAGCCTATTTTCATAGGGAGGCAGTATCTAGTGAGCGTATAACAGCTAATAGAGAGGGTTCTAAAATAATTTACCAATGCTCGCTGTTAATTGAGAAGTAGAGTGTATTAATTTCCGAATAAGGGTTTACAGTAGGAAAACGTTACTCATTGCACTCAATCAGAAACCCTGCTCATGTACAAGCCCCGTAACTGATAACTCGGTAGGCTACATGAAAGACACAGGTTGGTAAAAGAGAGTACCGGTTGGTGTAAGTGGGAATAAATACCACCTTGGGTTAACACGTTGACTGAGATAGCATCTCTTAATTTGTCAGCAGATGAGAGTTCGACCCTCTCACCGGTACCAATGGTTATGAGCAACGTGCCCCACTAATTGCACAATGTTGACAGCTTGGAAAGACAAGCAACTGTCAGGTGGCGTAATGAGGCGTGGTTGCCGAGTCCTATATGGTTGCTTTAAGGTTCGAGTCCTCCCTGACAACAGCAGTCATCTGAACTAGCACTAGGACGATGACTACCAACGGAGGAAGCTAGTCTCACGGTTGGTCCTGTAGGTTGCGACCAGTACGCATAAAAAGACTCCTACCAGGTAAAGTAGGTGTGTGGCATTTTCAGTCCAAGCTTTGCCATTTTTTATAGGTTATTGTGTTATTTTGATATTGAAGATTCGAGGCTCAGTCATTTGACTTGAGCACGCTACCTCGGACCTTGACAAGTGCCCCCACATGGGGGAAATGATTGAGTGGCGTAATTGGTAAAGCATAGTAGAGATCCTGCTATATGTTGGTTCAAATCCAGCCTCAGTCACGAAATGATTTGTTGATTTATTATTGAATTTGAGCAAGACCCGGGGGCAGAGCCCGGCACCTCCACAAAAGTTTCCTTGAACTATAAACAAGGTGGTGGAGTCGATGAGAAATCAGAGACCTAGGCTTTATCGGTTGTGCCTTAAACAGCCGGTGTTATTGGGGGTGAAATAGTATTGATTGGCAATAAGTAGGTAATAAGGAGAATTAATTTCAAAATTAAACGACAACGTTTACACACTTGGTGGGGTACAGATGAGATCTGCAGCCTAACACGTCCGGGGAGAACGACATCTCCCCAAATGGTCTCGTAGCTCAGCGGTAGAGCAGGTCGCTCATAACGACAAGGTCGGGGTATCGTAATCCTCCGGGACCACTAACATAAAAAATTATGAGTGAATCAAATTTATTTTTAGTAGAAGCTTACAATAGAGGGTTTAGAGTATCTGATTGTGGAAAATTTATAAAAACAGCTAGAAACAAAAGACCTCAAGTAGCTTTTGAAAAGGGGTATCCAATAATTAATGTCAGGATTGGTAAAAAAACAATGAAAGTGCCTTGGCATAGGATACAAGCTATGCAAAAATATGGAGAAGAGTTGTTTAAAGAAGGTATAGTAGTTAGGCACAAAAATAGTATAAAGACAGACTGTAGTACAGGTAATATCCTTATAGGGACTATGGCAGATAACAATATGGATAAGCCTGCTGAAGATAGATTAAAGTACGCACTAAATGCCGCAAGCTACATCAGGAAATACCAGGCTTCTGAAGTAAAAGAGTTTTATTCGCAAAACAAGTCTTATAAAAAGACTATGGAGAAATTTGGGATTAGCTCAAAAGGAACTCTACACTTTATATTAAATAACACAAAACATAGTTAAGATTATGGAAAAAGAATTTATACCTTATGAACAAGCATTAGCTTTAAAAGAATTAGGATTTGACGAACCTTGTATGGCAGGTTATGATATAAGTACAAATCAATTATTTATTGGGTACGAGCATAATCATGATTTTTATACACAAGCACCACTTTACCAACAAGCATTTAGATGGTTTAGAGAGGAGTATAATTTACCAGCATGGATTTATGAATCAGAAGGTAAATGGTTTTGGAAGATTGTAAAAGGAGATTTTTGGGAACAAAACCAAAAACCTTACACCTACGAAGAAGCACAACTTGAATGCCTTAAAAAACTAATAGAAATAATAAAACAAAAAGCAAATGAAAAATAAGAAGTTACAGATTGACGAAGAAAACTACATCAATGTACAAGACAGTTACAACTGTACTTTAGTGATGACAGAGGAGAAGGAAAAGGCAGACGGAACACCTTATATTTCTTCAAGGGAATACCATTTCCCTAGTGTGACCCACGCTTTAAAAAAGTATATGGAGGTTGCACAAAAAGAGTCTGTAGATGTAAAAGACTGTATAAGAGTAACAGAGGAATGTTTTTCAAAAATTGAAAAATTAAAGTTTTAACAA